AACCCGAACTTCAGAATATGGAAGAACGTATGTGACAGATACTTGTAGAGATGCAAGATGTTGCCAGAAAAGTTGCTGATGAGTCTGTAACAAAACCTGAGATGGACAAGCTTATAAAATATGCCCGTACGATGTATGATAGTGGCCATATCAAGACAGCACAAGAATTTCAGGATTACTTGCAGGTTGAAAATTCAACAGTAAGAGAAGCATTTGAAAGGGTGCAGCAAGAGCAGACAGACGCTTACGTTGAAAAACAGAAAAAAGGTACTCAGGCACCAATCAAACAAACAATTAAGGTAACTACTGAGGGAGGTACAGACGGAACGATTACACAGACTACCCGACAGGCTTTAAAGAAACAATTTGCTGATTTTAACAGAGGGATAAAAGAAGGTTTAAAACAAGCTAGAGAGCAGACAAAAGAAAAAGCCCAGCTTGTAAAAGATACCAGAACAAACCTTAAAAAAGTCATCAGAGAATTTCCAAAAAGCTTAGATGGAAAAACAGTTCCTAAGGGAGTTACCTCAAGATTGCTTGTAGAATTGAACAGGGCAGCCGACAATATTGATAAGCTTGAAGATTTTGCCGATACGTTGGAAAGGACAGCAGACGATTTAAACTATCTAACAAAAGTTGATAATGCAAAGACTCTTGTTGATAAAGTTAAGAAATTGGCCAAATCGAAAGAGATGCCATTTGATTTAAGAAACCTTTTGAAACGTGTAGGGAATATCAACACCAAATTTGTACAGGATATCGAAGCGTTTAGTATTGCCCTAGATGAAATTTTAAAATTCAGGATTTCTCCTACAATGGCAATTAGTGCGAAAGATGGTACTCCTCTGGCAAAGAACCTACAACAAAGCGAACAGGCCAAAGAATTGAACCGTCTATTAAATGAGCTTAGAAAACAGGAAACAGCATACTTACAGGCCAGAGCTGATAAGTTGAGTGAAAAGCTTAAAGCCAAAGGCATTGACCCGACAACTATTCAAACACTTCACGGTACAAACTATGAGGCTATGGTAGCAGCTTTAGAAGAGGTACTTGCAGGTACTAAGGTTTCCCGAGTTCAGCAAATGAGAGACGCTGGTATCACATACCAAGCTATGGTGTACTTGAACGTAGACACTTCGGGAATGACCGAACAAGCTAAAAGTGATATTGCAACTCTTTCAAAGTTAGATTTTGAACTGCTGCCAGAAGCTAAGTTACCACTTGTGGTTGCTGGTTTTGCAAATTTAGTAAACAATAATAGTTTAGCAGGATTGGGACAGGCCATAACACAAAGTAAGATACAAACTAATTTGGCCAATACAACTTTAATGTCTAACATTAGAGCTAACATCAGACAAGCTGGGGCAAGAATGGCCAAAATACAAAAAGCCTTTGGCTCTGGTTCTGTTCGCATAGCGGCCTTAACAAAAGATATGATGAATGTTGGTTATTTAAATTCTGTGATGGGTTTGACAGATTTGAAAATAGCAACACAAAAAGTTGTAGTATACAGAGAAAATCTTGTAAAGGAAGAGAATGAACTTATTAAAAAATTCAAAAAAGATTTAGCTAATCCAGTAAATAATATGCTTTTAGGAATTTACAGGGATATTGTGAATACGGAAGAGGGCTGGACTCAGGAACAGATTGATGCAGAACCTGCTTTAAGATTAACAGCTTTTGTAAAATCTTTAGAACTATTAAAAGAAAAAGCAAAACTAGATGTAGGCTTTGCTAAGGACTACAAAGAATACATAGCCAACTATGAAACAGCCATAAACAAAATTGCTGTAGTAAAAAGAACAAGTACTGGTGAATTGGAGGCTGTAACTTTAAAAATGACTCCTCAACAACTATATAATTCACTTCCAGCAGGTCAGAGAGCTTACTCTACAATGGCCACGAGACGTTATGCGGAAAATGAGGCAGGTTTGATTTATAATTCTGAAGTCATGAACAATATTGATTTAGGAAATAAAATAGTAAACTATTCTCCAAGAATGTACACGAAACTTGTCACAGGCAAAGATGTAGATTTTGGAGTTTTAGCTAAATCTATAACAGAGGGAGGACAAACCAGTACTAAGGGGCAAGTGTCAGGTTCTGGTAAGAGTAGGTTATTATCGGGCTCAGAGCTACCATCAAACTTAGCTTTAGACCCTAGCTTTGTAGAAAGATTTAAAGGGGAAATTACTAAAGCTGTTTATGACGTAGAAACCCAAAGGCATAGAATGTATGCTTACGAGGCAACTAACGAAACCTCATCCCCCTTTATTAAGGAATTGGAAAATGCTATTCCTGTTCAAACTTATAAAGAGATAATGTTAAACAAGATTAACAATGACCTACTAACATTAGGTGGTAGTCAAATAAAGTTAGAGGCTTGGAAAAGACTGGCAGGATACTTATCAAAGACAGGAACAGCTATTGGACTGGGAGCTTTAGGTCAATATTTAAAACAAATACCCCCAGTTGTTGATGTTGCTTTAAGAACACAATCACAACCCAAAGCAATGTTGTTAGCTATTAAGTACTTAAACAGTGGGGGTACAGATATCGAGGAGTTGTTAAAAATTGCAAATGTTAAAGGAAGAGATGCTATAAAACTTTTAAAAATTCCAAGTACAACAAGGGATAGAAAAATAGACACTAAAGAACTAGCAGGACTTTTAAAACAAATTGGTCTGACAGCTGAAGAAGTATCTAGTGTTTTAGCAGATTTTTCTTTAAAACCACTACAAATGTCAGACAAGTACGTGGCAGATTTAGGCTGGTTAACTTTTTACATGCACCACCAACTTGAGCATGGAAATTCTATTAATTTAGACCCTAAAAACCTAGATAGGTTGGCGTATGACTATGCAGATACACAAACTTCCGCAGTAATGAATGAGTCAGACAATGCAATGCAAGCACAAGGTAAGCTTATTAATAGTAATTATGTTAAATATACAATGCCATTTATTCGTTTTGCTATTAACTCAAAATTAAATCTAATTACAGATATATCTAAGTTAGGAGACAAAGGAAATACCAAAAGAGCTCAAAGTATCAAAGCCCTATCTGGTAATTTAATAGCTACAGCTACATTTATGGGACTCTCTGCGGGTATAAGATATTTAGCAGGAGGTGCAGCAATTGGTTTTATGTCTGCGGTAATTTTTGGTACTGCGGATGTAGATGATGAGGAAAAAGAAGAGCTCTTACAAATGATTAGTAAAAGCCAAAAAAATGAAGCTAGAAAGAAGCAAATAAGAGAAATAGGATATCTATCTACAGAGTTTTTAACAGGAGGTATAGCGGGTAATTTAACAGAGCCTCTCATTCGTCCTCTTAACAATCAATTTGCAAGGTGGGGAGGATATACAGAAGCTGAAATAAAAGAAGCCAATCAAAAACCAAATTCAGAAAGAGTTTTTGAAATGATAGGTACAGCGGGTATTACAATAAAGACAGCTGTAGACGCTTATCATAGTTTTGAAAATGTGTTCCAAAGCAATGAAGATTTTATTGAGCAACATTATGGAGAGTTTGACCCTATAACTGGAAAACTAGTAGTAAACCCTTATCGTTTAGACCCTCAAAATATAGAGAGTTTTGCCAGACCACACTTCTCGAAAAAAATACAGATTGCATCTGCTTTGATAGAGGCAACTAGCTTGACAGGCCTTTCTCTTCAAGAAGTAAATACCTTCAAAAGAAATCTACAGAAGTATGACAGGATGGCTGTTGAAAAGTTAAGGGGAAAAGCTACCACCCAAAATCTAAAGGGTATGGTTGAAACCTATAATGACGTAAAAGAGATAGAAGTAGCCGATGAGAAGATAGCTCTGACACCAGAACAGGTGTTGAAAACCTTGGAGTACAGAGATGAGTTTATTTCTATCCTCACCAAAAAATATCCGTTCATTGAACAGAAGCTTTCACGAGAAGAGTATGCTAAGTTCTTGAGAACAGAAGCTACCAAAGTGGCAAAGGATAGGATAGGTTATGACATATTTATAGGAGGAGGAACAAGAACACCTACAGAGGCTATGAAAAAAGCAAGAGCCAAAGATGTTAAAAAACAAGTACAAATTGAATATGAAAATAAATAGTTATGGCTAAAGCGACCAAAAAGATATACAAGGTTCGTGATAAAACAACAGGCGAGTTTGTTTCTTTAGGCTATAGTAGGAAGTCACATTGGGCAACATTTCCCCATGTGGCTCTCCACTATTATGGAGGAGATAAAGACAATCTAATCATAGAACAATATGAAACAGTATACAAACAAAGTTTTAATGCGAAAGGAGAAGAAATAAGTGGCAATTGACAAAAGCAAGAGAAACCGCAATGCGGGAACAGGAAAGAATAATTCCTATAAGGATATGACACCAGCACAGATTGCAGCCAAACGAAAGTACGACAGTGCCTATCAGAAATCTGCGTCTCGGGTAGCTTATAGAGTAGAGTTGAATGCAGCCAATAGAAAGAGTCAAAAAGCTGGGACTACTTCTGTCAATGATTTTAAAGACAAAAGTCATACCAAAAGCGGGAAACTAGTTGACGAGAAGCAGTCGGCAAACAGAGCAAGAAATCGGGCTAACGGGAAATCATCTAAGAAATAGGCAGTTAGGGGAGCAATCCCCTCACCTATACCCCCATTAAAATGTTTGAAAAAAATTACGTACTTTTGTACTTATTCAAACAACTAACAAATAGCTTTTACATGTAATGGGAAACACATCAATAACTGTCAAAGTAGCTTTATGGTTTTTGACAGCACTAACCTCCCTAGCTGGTTATGTTGCATTCCAACAAAAGCAGCAGATAAAAACATTGGAAGAGACTATTAGCAGGAACGACAGGAACTATAAGGAAGAGCTTGTATACTACAAAGATGATGCCAAGAACTCAAGAAGAGAAAAAGATAGCATTCAGGCTTTGATATTATCAAGAACCGATAACGGATACCTAGAACTTAAAAAGCTGTTAAGGGTCAACGACTCCAATAATAGTACAATTACAATTACACCAAAAAAGAAATGAAAAAAATAGTAGCATTAAGCTTATTACTTGCTTTTATGGCAACGAACGGATGCAGCCTGTTTAAAAACCGAAAGGTTGAAAAAACTTTAGAGGAGGTAACAACACAGTCCAAAACGGATGTCACCAAAATTTCGATAGACACTTCTTTAGAGGAGCAAAAAGGGATTTCAGTTGGTAAGACAAAAAACTACACAGAGGAGATTACCTACAAAAACAACGTAGATATGTCCGCTATCGCTTTGACTGCCAACTTTAAGTTGGATACTTCGTCCTCTATGCGGGGAGACACGGTTGTGAAACTTGTTGACATAGATGATAGTAGAGTCAGCGTTGCAATTTTTCAGAATAAAAAGACCAACGAGCTTATGGCCAAAATTACTTCGGCTAAGAGAACAACTCAGGTACCATTCTCGGAAATTACTATAAAACGCAACTACGCAGAAACAAGCGATAGTACGGATACCTCAAAAAGAGTGCAGACCAACACTTATCAAAAACTGGACAGTGTGGGAAAATCTTCAAGTTCTTCCGTATCAACCACTAAAAATGTAAGTTCCAAACCATCAGCAACAGCTATCGTATTGGTATTACTATTAGTAGGAGCCGTGGGATTTCTTATCTATAGATTTTGGGACAAAATTAAACAATTTAAACTTTAACAAAACAATGAGTTCATTATCATCAAATTTAAGTAAATCGAAAAAACTGACCGTAATCTATTCAATTAGTCAAACGGAAAATTCAGCCTTATATACATCTGTATTAAACGGAACAACCATTCTTCCTGCATACTCAATCGTAGAGCTTGTACCAACTTCGGGACAAAAAGAAATTAGAATTGTTACCAGTCAAAAAACTTGGACTCAAGCTGCTGGCGGTTCAGCTGCAAATGCAAACAAAGCCGCTTATCAAGCACCTACTACAGCAGTAGATATCGCAGCTATGAGAACTGATTTTAACGCTCTTTTGACAAAACTACAGAATGCTGGCCTAATGGCAACCAGCTAATTGTTAATCTGAACACAGTTCTTGATTGGGCTGTGTTCTTAACTACAGAGAATGATAAAAGACAGAAAAATCAAAAAGGCGGTTCATAGAAGTTTATATGAAGACGAGACAGCTGCACTATTAACAAAATGTAAGGTTGACTTTGAATACGAAACTCTTCAACTGACCTACAGAATACCAGAGTCTGTCCACAAATACACACCCGATTTTATATTACGCAATGGCATAATACTAGAGTGCAAGGGAGTTCTTGACTTAGAAACCAGAAAAAAAATGAAACTTGTAATAGAGCAGAACCCTGCACTGGATATCCGAATGGTTTTCCAGAGACCGCAGAACAAGCTCACAAAGGCAAGCAAGACTACTTATGCAAAGTGGTGTGAAAAAAACAGTATCAAATGGGGCACGGTAAAGGACATCTTTGAATGGGCGCAAGAGACACCATGTTAAAATAACAAACAGATGATTAAAATAATTTTCAATGATAACACCGATTACATCGTAGCAGAAGAGCAGGTAAAAATTATGTTTTCCGAAGTGATGGCATCAAAATGCAAATGCGAGTGCAAAGATGCTACAGAACTAAGAGCGGGAGCTTTGATTACGGCCATAGATATCGATAGGGCGTACAATTCAGAAAGATGGAAAGCAGATATCAGGGCTCTCTATAAAATGTTAAAAGCCAGTTGTGATTGCTAATGGTAACAGAACAGGATATTATAGATGATTTGGCTCAGAGTCGGATTGTCTACTCTGATAAGATGCAGGTATGGATAGAAGGCCTTAATAGAGGAACTTACGAAAGAACCGAAGAGCTTTTTACCTTAAAAGATACAATGTCGGCACTACAGATGGCATATACGCTGTTAGGTGCTGCAAATGCAACAACGATTACGCTTTCGCTGTGCTTGTCTAGGCTCCTGCCATTTAGCTCTTCAGCCCTAGACCCTAAGAGTTTATATGTAGTAAAAGGGTATGTAGTAGATGGTTATGTATATTAAAAACAAAAGAACATGGCTTTAGAATATCCAGACATATTAAAAAGGGCAAACAGTACCAAGCCAATCGTAGACGGGGATGACGTGAGGGGGGTGAACAGAGAGGTAGAAAATCTTACAGAAATGTATGGCCTTGCTATTGTTGCTGACAAATTACGAGAGAACGTAACTCGGGTTTACGTAAAACAGCTGGATGTCAGCTATATATTAAAAGACATCGAACAAGTAGATAATATTACAGGCTGGGAGCTAGTTGCAGATGTAGACCTCTCAGGTATTGAAGTAGATATCGAAACACTACAGAATACTGTACAGTACAAGGCAGAAAAAGGACAGGCCAACGGATATGCAGGATTAGATAGCGGAGCTAAGCTGCCAACATCTGTATTTCCTGATGAGCTGCTAGGAAATGTAAGGTTTAGAGGACTTTACGATGGAACTGTGGTAACTTCACAATATCCATCTTATAATGGAAATCCACTGCCAGCACCGACCACAGTTAATGCTGGGATATATTTTATAGTAACAGCCCCCTTCACTCGTGAGGGCATAGATTACAAAGCTAAAGATTGGATTGTATCTTTAGGTACCACTGGCTATGACATTATCGACAACTCGGATAGTGTCTCTACGGTCTTCGGCAGGATGGGCAACGTAATTGCTAACACAGGCGATTACTCCGTCGGACAGATTACAGGTGCAGCACCTTTGGCTAGTCCGACGTTTACTGGTGTAGTTACTTCGCCTATATTTGTCGGGGCTTTAACTGGTAACGCTACAACAGCTACCACATTAGCCACTTCAAGAACGATATTTGGTCAAAACTTTAACGGTTCGGCAAACGTTACTGGGGCATTATCTGGTGCAACTACGATAGATGCAACAGGTAGAATAACAGCTACGCTAACAACCGAACAGTTACGCCTAGCCTATGATGCAACGAACAACGCCAAGTTTACAACCAGTAATGATGGTAATCTAACAATAGCCCCAACGGGAGGATTAACAACTTTTACGGGGAATGGATTTTTTACAGGGAGTATTTCAGCAGGCAGCAACATAACTGCCCTCAATGGAAGAATTGAAGCTAGAAGTACATCAGTATCTCAATTAAGGGCATCGAATACGGCAAGTATTTACACTGATTTTACTACTAACAGTTCAGGTAACCTTACCATTGCGCCTACGGGGGGTCAGACTAGCGTAACAGGCAACGCCCTATTCAGTGGAAGGGTTGGGATAGGGAGTGTAGTTGCCTCAGATGCTAACCTTTTTAATAATGCTCAGCTTAATGCGACTATAACTAGGTCGAGCACCATAAACCCGACAATATCAACTTCCGCAAGTTTAATAGAATTAAATTATACAGCACCAACGGTTCCAACAGGTGTAACGATTGCTGGAATAACCTATTATCAAGCAAGCCAACCCGCTTATGTGGGTACAGTAGGAACAAATACAGCTTTTAATGTAAACAGTAATTTTATTGGGGGAGGAAATAATTACGGTTTCCGTGGCGCGATACCTTCTGGTACTGGAAGGTACAACCTCTACATGGATGGTACGGCTCAGAATTATATGGCAGGGGCTTTGAGCATAGGTACAACCGCAACTGGAATACCTCTGTACATGAAATCATTTTCAGCAAACAGTTCATCGATAAGACTCACAAATTTTGGTTCAACGGCATCTATATTTGAAGTTTATGAATTAGCCTCTACTGCGGGAAGAGTGAATATTAGACAGTCTAATAATGTTGACTACTTTGTTATAAATGGAGATGGCACTACCTATCAGACCACAGGGGTTTTTGGATTATTAACTAATACCCCAACCCACACATTAACTTTAGGCTCGGCATCTACGGGATTAGCTTCTTACAACACTTCCGACCAAACGACAAACTACGAGAGGGTTAGGCAATATTGGAATGCAAACGAATATCAGATTGCAAGTGAGAAAGGGGGAGCTGGAACTCAAAGGCCAATTAGGATTACAGGACAATTAGTAGTTGACGGTAATGTGTTTTTGAATAGTAACCAAATTTCTGCGGCTATTATTAATGCAGGTATTTTAACACACGCGACTAACGGTTTGGCAAGTTTTAGAGGCGATGATACTAGAAGCGCAGGAACTATAAACAAATTTGATTTCGTGCCAACATTCAACCAAACTGGTACAGCGGGCTACACAGCACTTAGAATTTCTCCTTACGAACAATCGGTAGGAAGTGGTGCTAAAAACCTATTGGATGTAGGAACAAATAGTGCATCAAATGGCAGTGGTACTCACACAAGTAAATTCAGTGTGTCAAATACTGGATTAGTAAGAGCAATTACCATGAACATTTCATTATTGCCAACCTACGCAACAGAGATAGACGCTACAACTGGGGGATTGGTTACGGGTGATTTGTACAAAACAACTACGGGAGAATTGAGGATTAAACTTTAAAAACACAAGAATGAAAAAAACAGAGATTACAATCGGGGAAAATTTAACATTGGCGGTAGAACTTGAAGGTCTGATAGAGAACAACGAACTTCTATTTGGGGGGCTTCTTAGAGAAATTCTCCCAATCAAAACCAAGTATTGGCTTTCACGATTAAATGATAAGGTTCAAAGCTATAAGAGTACTTTCAACAGTCAACGGGAAGAGCTTATCAAAGCTTTAGGAGAAGAAAAGGATGGAGCTTTTAATATAGCTCCCCTATCAGACGGTGAAAAGCCAAACCCTAAATATCAAGAGTTTATAACAGAACTCAACTCGTTGGTTGATGAAAAGATAGAATTGGAACATTCAGAGTTTACAATTGAAATGTTTAGCGACCTTAAGACTGGCTCTAACTACCCCGTATTCTTCAAATTTCTATCAGACCTAGATTAGAAACAACAATTAAATTAAAAAATTATGGCAATAACATTAAGACAGGATAAGGGTTCCCCACTTACACATGCCGAGTTAGATGACAACTTCGTAACCTTAGAGGACGAGGTAGACAGTAAGCTTGATATTGGTGCGATAACCAATAAACCGTTGGTGAGTCCGACGATAACCCCTGCTTGGACACTTTACAAGGCCGATGGAACTACACCCTATACGCCCCCAACCTCAACAGATAAGAACATACTAGTTGATAATGGTGTAAAAGCCAATCTATCTGCTACGTACAAATATCCAGTACCGACAGCTGACCAATCGGCACCCACAAGTGTTTCGGGTTCTTTTGGAACAACTCTACCAGCAGCTGATGTTAACTCACCTACTTTGGTGATACAGACGATTACAAGCCCTACAACGGTAAGCACTACCTTGGCCAAGCCTAAGACAGGTCTTCCAGTAGTTGATGGCTTCGTGACACTACCTACAGGCTCAGAAACGAAAAGTGATAGTGTAAGCATTTCCTTTGCAAGCAGAATGTACCTAATCAACTCTACGAACGGAAACTTATCTGGTACAGATATCTCTAACATTATAGGAGGTTTGGCTTCTGAATACAGCAAGTTACAAAATGGTGTGAATGCTACGTTCAACAACGTTACGAGCGGAGGAAGCGGATATACCTACCTTATTTCGGAGGGTACAATCACTCAGGTATTTCAGAACGATGTTCTCCCAGTAATAGGGGCTTTTACCTATCTTGGTAATGTGGATATTACAAATCCTGCGGGAGCTACCGTTACGGTAAGAAGAATTAGAACCAACGATACAGGTTCATTTAACAGTGTAAAATTAACAACCCAATAATATGCCATTAGAATATCCAGATATTTTGACAAGAGCTAACGACTCTCTGCCAATAGTAGACAGCGAAGATGTCAAGGGAGCTGACAGGGCTGTAGCTACTCTTGCTGAGATGTATGCACTTTCTTCCCAAATAGGCAAGCTCACACTTAACGTAACAAAAGTTTACGTAACAACTACGGGAGATACCTACTTGCTCAGAGACTTGGCGCAAATCACCAGTTCGGCAGGTTGGGAGCTAATACCTTTCCTAGATGAAGCTCAAGTACAGACTATTGCAGATGCTGCGTTTCAGGCTGGACTGCCTGAAATAGCTGATATGATTGCAGCAGCTTTGGCACTCGGTGCCGTACCTAGAAAAGTGCCTTCAACAACTTTGGGAGCACCATCGGAACCTAAACTATATTTTGCCACGCCAGATACTTATAGCCTATACGCAGGGGAAGATATAGAAACAGTAACTGTGGAAGCCCCTTTGACCATCTTTTTATGGGATGGCACTACATGGGACTATATAGAAATTCCAATCGAGGTAGACCTTTCTGGGGTGCGCTTAAAATCAGAATTGATTAAGACCAGCGATACTGACTTTTTTGTAAGGGGAAAAAATCTTTTTAATAAAGATAGTCAAGATAATCTTATGGGTTATTTTCTTTTAGATGATGGTACTCAGGTTGCAAACGGTTCTTTTTTTATAAGCCACGAAATAGATGTAAATCAGAACACACAATACTCATTTTTGAACTTTGATACAGGTGGCGCATACAACGTATACTTGAACGAAGCTCACGAGGTAATAGGTGGTTTTCAAACAAACCCAACAACCACACCTACAGGTACGAAGTATGTAAAAATGAGCGGTGTTATTTCCAAGCTTGCTACTCAACAGTTTGAATTAGGAGCCACAAATACAGCTTATGAAGATTATAAGGAGTCTTTAAATCCTTCTAACTTGACAGTTCCTGTAACCAACACTATTGCAAGAGCAAACACAACTACCGCTGTAACTGGTAATGCTGTTTTACAAGCACTAGCCTACAAGCTGGACAAAACTGTAGGAAAGAACAAGTTCAACCCCAACGACCCTGAAATTATAGTTGAAAAGTTTATCCAAGATACAGGAGAGTACATTACCAACTCAGCTTTTAACATAACAGCCCCAATACCTATTGGTACAGGACAAACACTGCGGGCAAACTACAGTTCGGGAGGGTTTAGACATGCTCTTTATAATGAAAAAAATCAGATAATATACATATCAGCCAGTGGGGTAAGCTCTTTAACACACCAGACGGGGGCTGTATATGCTAGGTTTACCTACAGCGTATCCGAGCCTAACGTACAGATAGAGTTGGGAAGCACAATAACTGGTTATACACCTTACGAAGTCTCGATACCTAATCTTAAACTCATAGTACGTAATATTGTAGAGGCTCTTAACAATACGATACCTGTTACAGGCTTTGCCGTTGATAGGTCACTTGGTGACAAGCTGGACAAAACTGTAGGAAAGAACAAGTTCAACCCCAACGACTCGGGTATAATTGCAAATGCCTATATACAAGACGGGGTGTTATATACAAATGCCAATCCTGACTTTCACTTATCAGTTACAGGGTATATCCCTATTTCTTCAGGACAGACTTTAAAGGGGAATTTTTCTCTGGGTGGAGATGTTGACGCTGCTCTATTTGATGTCAATGGCAACATTATGCCTAGTACTTCTGTAAACAGTAATAGCATTACACACCAGACGGGGGCTGTATATGCTAGGTTTACCTACCAGAACACGTTTGTAAATATGCAAATTGAAATAGGTAGTGTGTCTACAGTATACGAGAAGTATACAAGCAGTACTGTAATAGATAAAAAGTTAGATGTGGTTGTAGGGAAGAACAAGTATAATGTTAACGACCCAGATGTCATCGAAAATGCCTATATAAATGATATTGGCCAGATTGTTACAGGGTTGCCACCAGATTACAATATCGATGTTTCTGGTTTTATACCTATCGCAAACGGTCAGACCCTTAAAGCTAATTATGCAAAAGGAAACACATATCAGGCACTTTATGATAATAATAAAAACTACATATCTGGGAGTGCTACAGATGAAGTCTCTATAACAGGTACAAGTGCCTCTGCATACGCCCGTTTTTCGACCACGGGTACTAATCCTGTACAGATTGAGACAGGAACCATATCTACAGTGTATGCACCTTACACTACATTAGGATTTTTAGAGAGCCTTACACCCTTTGTCCCCGACTATCCGATAGAGAGTGTGCTGCCAAACAAATTGTATTTTGCCAAAAATAAACCTTTGAGCTTTTACCACGAGAATATAATCTTTAAAGGCATAGATGACCCTACAAAGCCACACTTTAGTCTAGGTACCAACTACACCAGACAGACTGTTTTCGGATTTACAGAAGCACAGGGAGAAACAACCTTAAACCTAGAGCTTGCCAGAAACCTTAAAAAAGTAGAACAAAAAAGTTATAAATTTGAAGTTGTAGATGGTGCCAATAATAGTGGCAAAACAGTGGTATGGCTTGCAGTTGGTGATAGTTTTACAGATATTAGAGATTACATTTCAGAACTAAAAAACCAATTGACAGCTGATGGAGCCAATGTTACTTTGATAGGTACAACTGGAACTCAAGCCATTAGAGCAGAAGGGCTGAGTGGTGGGACTCTGGCTAACACTTTCTTGAATGCGAGTTCTGGTAGTGCTAGACTAGTGACCACCACCGATTTAACACTTAGGCCAGATACGGGATTTCCTGGCGCAGAATACAAAGATACTAATAATAATGTATTTTTGGTAAGAGGTACTGGAAATGTAGTGGGAGGAGTTTCTAAGGTTATCGTAACCAGATTTGGAGCGGTAGATAGTGATTTTGCAACTTTTCCCCCATCAGGAACACTTACAAAAGTGCAGCCAGAAAGAGAGGGACAGGATGTGATTACCTACTCGGGAGCAATAGCTGGATACTTTAATCCATTCATTAATCCTAGTACTGGCAATTTGGACATTACAAACTATATCAGTTACTACGGTTTCGCTGCGCCCACACTAGTTAGTTTCCAATTCACTTGGAACGACTTACCTGACTGGGCAAATGTGGCACAGATTACGGAATTAGTCGCTAATTTTAAATTGGCAGTAGACCACGTTCATAGTGCATTCCCTTTGGCTAAGATTATTTTGTCGGTGGAACCATTTGGAGCTTATGGAGGTAATAGTACAAATATCAATCAGAATGGTAAAAAATACTCTGTCCTTATGTTTGTAAAAGCTCTTCTTGCAATGTTTGAGCAAAATACCACCTATGATGCCTTTGTAAAAATTGCACCTTCATATGCAGGAGTGGATTTGGTAAATGCTTACTCTACAACGAGTGTGGCACCGAACGCTAACAGATTTCCAACCATAACCGAACGGTCTGGGGGAGATGGTGTTCACCCTTATGGTATTGGAATGCTACAGATAGCAGATGTAATGTACCCTATTGCAACAAAGTTAATATAAAAAAACAATTATGGCATTAGATATTAGTAAAATCATACAATATCCTGCACCAGAAAGCGAATATCACAGGGTTGAATACCCCAAATCACAAGTAGTCATACATCATACCGCTTCGGGAGGAAACTCTCGGGGCGATATTGATTACCTAAACAAACTTGCTGGTAAGGTTCACGTAGCTTTCTGGATTGACAGGGATGGCCAGATATGGCAAGCATTCAGCAGCAAATATTACGCTCCGCACTTGGGCACGCCAGCTTCTACATTTAAAAAGTTTGGAGTGAACAATACAATTGAAGATATCCATAAACACTCGATAGGCATTGAGCTTGATAGTTGGGGATGGCTAACGCTTAAAGATGGCAAATACTACTCCTATACAGGAGAGACTGTAAAACCAGAGAACGTTGTCACCTTCCCTAAAGGTTTCAGAGGCTACAAATACTATGAAAGGTATACAGATGCCCAGATAGCAGCCCTAAAAAATTTGCTAATCTATCTTTGCAACACCTACAAAATCTCCAAAAAATACAACAGTGATATGTGGGATGTTTCAGCCAATGCCTTGAGAGGTCAGAATGGTATTTACGCCCACGTAAGTTACCGTGAAAGTGGAAAATGGGATGCGGCACCCGAAGAGCACCTTATACAGATGCTGGAAAATTTAGAAAAATCTTAATATGGGAAGAAAAACAGATAAAAAACACTATGAACAGGAGAATGTTGATTTTGTGGTGAAATTGGTTGATGAAGGAGTCTCAGCTAGAAAAGCCACAAGAGAAATGTGCAAGCATTTTGGACTTGAATGTGATGAGGTGGTAGAAAGAGCTTTCAGACAGCGTATTGCTAATCTTAATAAGTCAAAAGCCCCTAACACGCTGGAAAATTCAGACGAGTTCAAAAAAGCTAGAGAAAAACAGTTCGATACTACTAAAAAACGCTTCATTATATCGTGGGCACAGGCCGATACGAAAATCCATGAACAGTTTCTGGAAAATATTGAGGCATACGCTGAAGATATTGATGCAGAAATTTTGATTATTGCGGGAAGGTATAAATCTCCTACAAGTTTGGAGGCAAGCAAGGCTCAGGAGAAAAAGGATAAGAACAAGAACTTTTGGGATGTAAACGTTACGAAATACTTGACAGCTACTCGTCAGAATTTGCATGAGTATTTGTCAGTACTAGCAGAGTTGAAGATACAGCCAACTGCATCTACACCTTTGAGCGGGTTGAATGGCATGTCAGGATTGGAAAGCTGTATTATTGGTTCGCCCTCAGTTCACCTAAAATCTCTTCCAGTTCTTCCAAACTATCCGAAAAAGCTTTTACTAACAACAGGAGCTGTAACATTACCAAACTATACAGATACTAAGGCGGGTAAAAAAGGGGAGTTTCATCATCAGCTTGGGTTTGTGATAGTTGAACTTGATGAGGATATATTCCACATGAGACAAGTACAGTGTGATGATAATGGAACTTTCTATGATTTGATTTATAAAGTAAAAAACGGAGTGGTTTCAGTATATCACAAACAATGCCCTGCAATAGTATTTGGAGATTTGCACTTAGGAGAAGAAGACTCTGAAGTAGTAGAAGCTGCCTTTTCTCTTGTAGATAGGATTGGTGCTGAGAAGATTATTTTGCACGATGTATTTTCAGGCTATTCAGTATCACATCATGAATTGAACAACCCTTTCATTTTAGCACAAAGAGAGTTAGATAATTCTTGGAAATTGGCAGAAGAGTTGGATTATATGGTACAGTGGTTTTTAGACAGACCTCAGTACAATTTTGTATCTGTAGCCAGCAACCACAATACGTTTATCGATAGATGGTTAATGTCAAACGATTGGCGTAAAAGCCCTAACAAGAATAAGTACTTGGAATTAGCCTACACAGTTTCTCAAGGGAAGGCTCCTAAAGGCATTATTCCCTACTTGTTGGACAATAACACCTCTAACGTAATATCGTTGAGCTACGACGACTCCTTTAGGGTGAAAAGCTGGGAATTGGGTATTCATGGATGCCACGGTACAAATGGGAGCAGGGGAAGTATTTCTCAGTACAAGAATTTGAATACAAAAACAATTGTTGCACACTCGCACACACCAGCTAGAGAGTTAGGTTCCGTACAGGTAGGTACTTTTACAAAATTGAAACTTAACTACGTTTCAGGACTTTCATCTTGGTTAGCTTCAATGGCTATTGTTTATCCAAATGAAAAGGTTTCTCAAATTCACATTTTAAACGGAAAATTTACAACACTATTTTAATATGATTACACAATATGAAGAACAAATAAAAACAACTCCTTTAGATACCACTAGCAACCCCTTACCAGAAGGAGCCAGAGAATTTAGTACAGGCTCTAGGCGTGATGCAGCAGACGATAAGCCTCTTGTTAATCATTTAGATGCTTATTTAAGATTACGATTTGGCTATGTGTTGCTGGAAGGTGGTAAAAAGTACGGTAAGGGGAATTGGCGGTTAGGCCAACCTACAGAAACAGCTTTGGAAAGTCTTCACAGACACTTAGCCAAATGGGAGTTAAATTATCAAAATGGTGTAGAACAAGACGAAGACCATTTAATAAATATGGTATTCAACATCATGATGATATTAAAAAATGAGGAGCGGGAAGGTATTCCTGTTGACCATTATGCAGGTAAATTAAAATAACCATGAAAGACAAGGTTAAAGAAATTTTGAAAACTCTTGGAGTGGCAGAAGAAAACCTTGACAAGGGAGTTACCATGATAGTAAAAGCCGTAGAGTCGTTTGCTGAAAGTGTAGAAGATAGAAAATTAAACTTTAAAAAGGAACTGGCCAGCAACAAAGCAGATTATTCTGTAGAGATGCTGAAAAAATTTTGGGATTATTGGACTGAGATTTCTCCTAACGGCAAACGGCTCCGATTTGAGAAAGAAAAAGCTTTTGACATGAAGAAGCGACTAAAAACATGGCAAGCAAGAAGCAAGGCCTACACTATAGTAGGAATGTTAAACGCTAAGAAGGAGTATGGAAAATAGACTATGGTTAAAAATTATCACAGAGCCTTTGAAGACCCAGAGGCTCTTTTAAACAGCAGGAATACGGCATTTAAAAAAGGAACGCCTACAGGATTTCATCTGTTAGACCAGATAGCTTCCTTTGTACCTTGCCACACTACGGTTATCTATGCACCACCACATGTGGGTAAGTCGGTAATCACACTTGATATTCTTGTAGGTATAGCTGAACGGGAGGGTAAGAAAATAGCAATCTACTCTCCCGAATTTAGAAGGAAAGAAGAGCTTTTCCAATCTTTAATACAGACTAGGCTGTCAACCGCAATGTATGGTGAGAAAGCTGATACGATTACTGACGAGGAGTTTCTAGAAGCCGCTAAATTTGTAGATGAGCACTTTGTTGTATTGTCAAAACCTAAACGGTTGAAAGATGACACTCAGGAAAAGATGACTCTCAGGAAAATCTATGGTCTTGTTAAGGAAGCTCAGGACGATTATGGCTGGAAATTTGATTTCTTGCTGATTGACCCTGCAAACTTTATTGACAAATCACAAAAAGAGTCCACCATGCAATTACAGGACTATGTATTAGACCTTAACGATATGATGGCAGAATTTTCTGAGGCTTTGAACCTACATACGATTGTAACAGCCCACACAAGGGATATGGAACTTATTAGAGATACCGATACTGGTATTACTTACTATCCGTATCCTCACCCTAGCCAGATTATGAATGGTCAGTCGTGGTTTAGAGCTTCTTATCAGATTATAGCGTATTGGAGAGCTCCTGCGGGTGTTATCGACAAAGAAACAGCAATGCCCTATCCAGAGAATGCTACTGAAATTCTTGTACAAAAAAGCAAGCCGTTTGGATGTGGAAAGCTGGGCAAGATTAGAATATTCTTTGACCCTTTAAGGCACAGGATGTATGAAGAGATTGATGGTCAGAAATATTACGTCAACGACTACTACAAGAAACATCCAGCCAAGGTTGAAGTAAAAGCTAACAGTCAAAAACAGACCACTAACAAAAAGTTAGTGCCTCAGAATGATAGTGGAAGCGCATTAAGGCCTAGCACTGCATTCGATACGCCAGCTAAACAAGAAGTAAATATTGAAGAAGAAATGTCAAATTGGATATAAATGGGAAAGATTAAACGAATAAAATGGAAAGATGGTGATTTCAGTGAATGGGAAAATCAGAGAAAGGAGATGGAAGGTGTTGGCCTTGACTATGATTATGTTAGGATAGGTGCCTCTGATATTTCGGTAGTAACTGGAACAAATCGCTGGAAAGAAAAGCGTAGATTGTTTATGCACCTTACTGGTGAGTATTCCAACTTTCAACTCTCTGAAACAACTGTCTCAGGCCATCTTCTTGAAGAAGTGATAGTTAAGAGGTGGGAAAGTTATGATAAAGATGACCAGCAAGCGGGATTAACAAACACGCTAAGAGGTATAAAAGTCAGGAACCTAGAGAAAGCAAGATTTTTCCTGCTCAACTCAGACTACCCAGACTTCTTTATCTCGCTAGACTACATACCAGATGGAGAACAGTACTCACCGTTTACGGGAGAGCTTTATCACGAGCTTACACCACACGAATTAAAGCACACAAACTACAACTACTTCTGCCAATGGGAGAACGGTATCACTAAGGCCTATTATGACCAGATACAGACCCAAATGCTTTTGACCAATACAGATTTAGCTGTGTTCCACGTACTTGTTGATGGGGTTAAATACCACGTTAAGGAGTTTGCAAGAGACCAGAAAAGGATAGATGAGATTGTAGCTGAAGTGAAAGCGTTTTGCAAGCTTGTGAGGGACGGTAAGGATGCCTATCGTGGAATGCTGACAGCACCTACAGAGGAAATGAGAGAAGCTTTCAAGAATATCTATGAGAATATGCTTCCACCTTTTGAAGGGATGAAAGATGGGGTAGCTCTTGCAGATGAACTGTGGCTACCATCAGAGGCAATTGATAAAGATGTAAACTTTAAAATCGCCAGCAAGAAAGAAGACCAGATGATGCACGACTACTATAGTATGCTGCGGTTAGAGGAGCAAGTGTGTACTAACAAACAAATGTTACAGGCCACCTTGAAAACAGCGTCAAGCAAATGGGAGGGTATTAAATCAGACCGATACAAATTAATAAGTAGAGGCATCAACTCAGTGAAAGGTAAATATTTTTCAATTAAACCGATTAAAGAAAAAGCACCAAAGAAATAATATGAAAAAACAAACAGCACCAAAAGCACCAGCAAAGCCAAAATTAGTACCAGTAAAGAGAATTAAAGAAGTATCGGACAGTTTGGCAATGTCTGGTCTAGCCAAAACAAAACTAGCTAGTGACCTATCAAAAAGAAAAACCCCAGCATCAGAAAAATTAGCTAAAGAGTTCAAGTCAGGAGCTAAGAGTGATTTAGATAGAGCAGTAAGATACGATAATATTCAAAAACAGGCTGTTAACAAAGCAAAGAAAAAGAAATAGTATGGAAGAATTAACATTAGATGAACGCTTAGTAGCTGTTCAAAACGCATTAAAAGTAACAAAAGACAAGTATAACGTTTTCGGAAAATACAGTTTCCGCAACCAAGAGGCTATTCTTGAAGCGGTAAAGCCTTTACTATTAGAACATAGCTTGAGATTGTCCCTGTCAGATAGAATTGAACTGATTGGCGATAGGTATTACATCGTAGCCTCTGCCACATTGAAATACAAAGAGGAAGAGTTGATTGTAGAGGCGAGAGCTCGTGAAGACTTGACGCAGGCAGGTATGGCCGCTAGTCAGGTAACTGGAAGTACATCATCATACGCACGTAAATACTGTTTAGGCGGTCTCTTCTTACTGGATGATAATAAAGACCCAGATGAGGATGATAAAGTGAACAAACCAAAGACATTAGCACCTACACAGCCTAAAGCTCCTGTAAGAACTCCTGCTCAGCCAGTAGCTAAAACACCTGTTAAGGTAGAAGCAGCCAAGACAGAAGCGGCAAAAGAGGAAGTAAAAGCAGAGACTCCGAAAGATGATAGTGCAGACAGAGCTAAAGCATTGACAGCCTTTCAAGCATTAGATGAAGCTAAGGTTTTAGCACATTTGATTGGCACTGAGAAAATCCTTAAATACGTGAAGCTTGAGGACTATGTGAACAAAGAGCCGTTAGATGACATAAGGGCTGTATATGCTAAAGTATTAAAAACCTGTAAGAAAAATTAACTAGTAACGATAAAAAAAGAATAGGATGGAAATATCTGGTAAAATCATAGAGATAGGAAGTGTTCAGCAAGTAAGCGAGACATTCAGAAAAAGAGAGTTAGTGATTGAATATGCTGAGAACGAAAGTTATCCTGAGTATATCAAATTTGAGTTGCTACAAGATAAGGTAGCCTTGCTTGATGGATTAAGAGTGGGTGAAAAGGTAGATGTTTCCTACAATTTAAAGGGAAAAGCTTTTACCAACAGGGAAGGAGTTACAGGCTATTTTACTAGTCTAGTGGTTTGGAGAATTTCTAAGTGAAAACCCAATTCATAATCTATAAAATCTACTGGCCTAGCAAAGCATATTACTTTGGAAAGACCAGAGGTTTTGGGAAGCGAAGGAACAGGCATTTGAGAGAGATGCGAGAAGGTACGCACCATAACATCAACTTGGTAAAGATGTTTGAAAAATACGGGGTACCCAAGATTAAAATCTGTGCATACGCTCACTCGGATGAGGAGCTTCATGTGATGGAGAAACAATTTCTTGCAGCCTATAAGGGAAACAGGAGATGTTTAAATCTTAACTTTTAAATAAAGGGAGGGGCTTAGTTGCTGCCTCCCTTTTTGCTTTTACTATTTAATTGTTTTTACAAATGGTAGACCACCACCTGAATAAGTAGAAGGCAATACTCCGTTCCATTTATCAATAGCTGCTTGTTGTAAGATTTCTGGTGTGATGCCTTTAGATTTGATAATATTCTCTTCAGCTTGTAACTCTGAAGCTATGTCCGTCCTTTGTTGTAAAAGAACTGAAAGCTCTAAAAGAGAATGCTTTTATTAAAGTTCCTCTCAACCATTTAACTATTTCCATAATATTGCCTCCTTAGTTTGTCTTTTAATTCGTAAATGATAGTTGCTTCTGGAAATTCTGCAAGCAGTTTCTCTCTTCCCACATTATCGTACAGGTGATGTATCCTAGGTTGAACCATCAGTATATTTTCTGGTAAAAGCCTAAAGCTTGGATAGGCTCCCTTGCCAAGGATGTGAGCAAAATTATTGACATTGAAGGGTATCCACTGTCCTGTAATTTCACAGCACTCGTTCCTCTGTTCGTAGATTTCTTTGAAGAGCTTTAACTCGCCAGTAGCTGTCATGATAAGTTTTTAAAATACCACTGTCTAACGTAAGGGGCTAATTTTCCCGTAATCTTTTTCCACTCAAGTTTGCTGCTTACCACAACATCCTCTTCTTCTTTCAAGATGTCTTTCATGACCCACTGGATAAACTCTCCCGTATTTTTAGGTGAAAGCTCTATCCCGTTCGATGATAGTACTTCTAGGCCTTGTTTAAGCCTGTTCTCAGTTGCCGCATATTCGATGAACTGTTGAATGTTTTCTAGCTCTTCCGTATCAACTGAAGCTATCTTTGTAACCTTTGAGCTGGAATGCTTTTCACCTTTAGATTTGAATTTCAAGTTAGGGTCAGAGTCGCAGGTAAAAACAATACCTTCACCAATGCCAGACACTCCAAACGCTTTTGCAAACGGACACTCATCTTCTACGGCAATTGTGAGCTCTATCAATTTGTTCTGGATAGCTTCTGGACTGTTAAAATCGATATCTACCTTCCAAGTAGGGAAATTATCTATATGGTAAATGCCCTGTTCTCTGTCATTAGAGTTAAAATAATCTATCCAAACCCCATCAATCATAGCACCGAAAATAACAAAGACTTTAGGAAGCTCATTAAGTGCAACACCTTTTTGGATGTTACCGCCACACCATTCTCCAAATATTGCAATATATTCGTTGAATTGCATACCGCTGAATAACCAACCCAATTCTTTACCTGACATTGCTGTGGCAAAACCTGCATTGTCGGAGCCGACAGAAAGTACTCTCTCTCTCGATTGAAATTCAATCCTGTCCTTATACTTCACAACCGCTGCATTAGTGCCGTGCAGCTTGACCCTACCAGTAAAACTAAGTGTTGGGTAGGGTGATGTGTTTCTGTAGATTGGACTACCATCAGCATCTTTGCCTTGATAATCATGTTTTGTTCTGACAGCTCTTACTATATTTCTGAACTGTTCAATTGAAGGATATTTTACCATTATGATAATTCTTTAATTTTTTCGTGAATAACTGCTCTCTGAAATAGGATGCTGCAAACACAATACAGGCAGGTATAGGTCAAGCAATGTGTGAAGGTATAGAACCAAATCCAGAGCGCGATAATTATGATAGTGAGAATGTTATTTAGGACTTTATAGGCTGTTAGCGTAGTCCTCATAATATTTTAGGTTTTCTAAATAGTTTTCTGTTGTAAGTGTTGGAAGTTGGAAGGTTGGTGGTGGTAGTTCTGAAAAACCACAGCATTTTGCTGCACAGTTATAGCCTCCGAAATAACCTTTACGAAGATAATCCATAGCCACTTCAAAGCTGTCTATAAAATATTTTTCTTGCTCCTCAGAGAAGGTAAGGTTGAAAACATCCCCGCCCACAAGAAGCTCGGCTGCTGTCTTGATACCTAATTTATCTTCTACCGTCCAAGCTTTTCCCCTAATCTCGCAGATAGTGTTAGTTGCAGCACATCCGAAGCAGATATTATCTCTAGTATCTCCATAAGTGTCCATATCAATCTCAACGTGCTTAGCTTTTAAGCCATTAACCATAGCCATAACAATATCCTTACCTGACATGGCTTTTACTATTTCACTGAATTTCTTTTCCATTTCTTTCGATTTTTAAATTGTAAAACAATGTGTCCTCAGTGAAATGTACGCTCTCTTGCATATCCTCAATCACTGTTGGTATTCCCTTGCTATTGTACTTGGCTTTCCCACCTTTAAGGGTTTCTTTGCTTGCTTCAGGGTCGATAGCCTCTTCGTCTTGTAGGTTTGTAATCTTTGTAACGTTAAACTCACCTTCTGGCAAGATGATAGTATCACCTATGTTAACCTCAGTGTTTGAGAATAGGTTGATTGTGTTGGGAGTTGAAAGGAATTGGTGGTAGCTTGGGTATTCTTTATAGTTGTTAAGGTCGTGTTTCATTATAGGGGTTTTAGTTTTTAAAATTCTATGTCTTTCTGACATCAATACTTTCTTCATGGTTAAAAGCTTTTACTTAACAAAATTAATAAGAAAGTCTAGCAATAGTTGTTTGTAATTTACAGCAGCACCTAAAACAGCAGCAGCAGCATCAGCAGCATAAGCAGCATAAGCAGCATAAGCAGCATAAGCAGCATAAGCAGCAGCAGCAGCAGCAGCATCAGCAGCATAAGCAGCATAAGCAGCATAAGCAGCAGCAGCAGCAGCAGCATCAGCAGCATAAGCAGCATAAGCAGCACCAAAAGCAGCAGCAGCATCAGCAGCATAAGCAGCATCAGCAGCAGCCCTTCTTTTTATCCTCAAAAACTCTAAGTCGACAGTACCATTCAAATAATCTTGTGTCGCTTGTATAGCCTCTCTTGGGGCTTTACTTGGATACTTTTTCTCGTAGATAGGTAATACAATCAATGCAACACCAATGGCAAGTAATCTAAACTCTTTATCTTGTAATTGGCAATTGTTTCTTACAAACCAAAACTTATCCTTTAAGGAAATATCTAGATTTAAAATCTGTTGGATTGACATCTCTTGTGCCTCGCCAATGATAGTTTCAGATTTGCCAGCAGTTTCTTTATAGCAGCCACTACCCGCTAAAATTTCTTTTCTTGAAAATAATGTTTTCATAATTTTACTTATAATAAGTTAATAATTGTCCGATAGGTTCACAAATATAATAGTAGGTCTTGACAAAACTCCTGTACTTGGGATGGTATCTATAAATAGCCGACTTTCTCCGTCTCTTAGGAGTTTCAACTTTCAATATACGCTCCCCCATTTTATGAGCTTTCTCAGCTACCTCGTGTAAATGTGTGAAGTACTGGTACTTGTTGCCGTAATAGCGTACCGTATAGGGCAAATCGAAAAGTTCTATGCTGTTCATTATGATAGTACGCTAGGATTGATATCTTTGATTGGTATCCCACCCTTGACAGTCTCTATGTCAATATTCCCGTTACGATAGATGGCTGTGATAAAGAACCACCTGCCCAAGTAAGGAGCCTCAAGTTCTGTCCGAAACTCGGGAGATATCTCTACCTTTATCCCAGAGAGCATCTTACTCAGGAGGTGTTTTAGTTCTTTGGTCTTCATATCCACTGTTCTTCTTTGGAATGTTTAATTACGTTATTTATAAACCGACTATTTTTGTGAGGATTTAAAGAAGTTGGATAGTGCTTCGCTAAAATCATTGTTTGATTATTTCTCATCAAGGCGAGTTTCCCTCGTATGCTAATTATCCTCTGAATATCCCCTTTTGCAGGTTTACTGTAATCTGGTTTATACATAGTTATAGGTTGGCAATAATTTGAAAAAGATTGTCGGTCGCTAGATTAAGCAGATGTTCTTTTATCTGTTCGTACTCTGCCTCAATTTTTCCAAGATTGAAACCATAATCTGCCACTAGAATTGCATAACAAGCAGCAGCATCTTTATGCGTATAGTCCTTGTCAAGGATAAGTTTCAAAAGTCTTGACTTTTCACGCAAATCTGCGGCTTCTACTGGTAAGTATAAGTCTAAAAACAGTTCTGGCTCTATATTGAAAAGATTGCCACCCGAAGTAAGGTCTATCAGACCGTTTGTATTGAACAGCACATTAATAATCTCAAAATCAGGTTGTTCGACTTCCAACAACTCTAGGCTTTCCAAATTTCCATAGGCAATGTGTTTTGCATAGGCATTCATTTGGGAATAAGTGCCAACTTTCTGGCCTGTTACGGGAACTCTGAGAGCTACCTTGTTCTGGACATCGTAGATGCTGTATTGATTTCTGATTATGCCAAAATAAAGGGCATCTTCTTTGGCCTGTATGTTCTGGCTGATATCCAGTGTGGCAGTTTTGCCATTCACCCACACACTGAAGTAGGTGTTATCTTTGATATGGTTTTTATATTCTGCAATATAATTTTCCAAACTTGGCAAAAAATTTGTGATATCCGACTGATGTGAATATGGTGATAGTGCTACCATAAATCCAGTTGTAGGGGTCTGTCCCTCTAGGTTAAAAGACAAACCTCCGTTTGCTAAGGCAAGTACTGCCATTCTGATAATGTTTTGCTTGTTCATGTTGCTTTAGATTAAAAATTAGGATTGATAAGTGATTGGCATTCTTGTTCGCTGACTTCTCTAAGAACCAAGAGTTTAGGAGTTCTTACCTTTCCATCACAATCCGCTGACACAATAATATCAGCAGCATCTACCTCACACTCTAAAATCACCATATCTGACCAATTACGACCAAAATCTATAGCCCACTTCAAATGAGAGACATGAATGCCTTGAGAACAACTATTTTTAGAATTGTTATCTGTTTTCTTTTCTTGCTTAAGCTCTCCAATAACATACTTAAAACTCCTGTCATAGTCTGAACAGTAATTTTCACCCACCTTGTGAACAGCTTTGTAAAGAATTGCCTTATCACCCACCATTTTAACTGGATAATTTTTTCGATAGACATCAAAATTGTTTTCAATGGTAGGTATTTCAATTAAAATAGAAGTGTCGTTCAATGATAGTTTTAAATTCTTAACATTATCAGAAAAAACACGAAGAGAGTTATAACCGAAACAAACCACAGTATTTGCGCCCTTCAGCAAATTGACCTGTGAGCTTCCCCACATTTCTTTGACCTGTGAGCTTCCCCGCATTTCTTTGACCTGTGAGCTTTCCCGCATTACATTGACCTGTGAGCTTCCCCGCATTACATTGACCTGTGAGCTTTCCCGCATTTCTTTGACCTGTGAGCTTCCCCGCATTACATTGACCTGTGAGCTTCCCCGCATTACATTGACCTGTGAGCTTTCCCGCATTTCTTTGACCTGTGAGCTTCCCCACATTTCTTTGACCTGTGAGCTTTCCCACATTTCTTTGACCTGTGAGCTTTCCCGCATTACATTGACCTGTGAGCTTCCCCGCATTTGCAAGATGATAGTTGTACCTAGTACGCAGTCAATTTTTGCATTGACTAAAATATATACGCCACCCTCTAGTATTATTGGTGACGTGTTATTTTCAATTCTGAAAGGATTTAATAAAGTACCTTTGTTTATTCTTTCCATTGTTATTTTAGATATTTTTAAGTTTTAACCTGTTAATCTTATCTACTATCTGTTCTCTTGAGAAAACATGCCACATTCACCTAAAAACCAGTCTATAATATCATATCTGGGGTCATAGGTCGTATCTTTAACAACTCTTCCGTCTACACTATTAATCCACAAATCTACATGCAAGCCATAAGGTAGGTGGTTATCCTTATTCTTCCAATAGAATGCAAAAGCATCCCACAAATCTTCTGTTCTAAAAATTGTTTCTGTACCCTGTGCGGAAGATAATAATACTTGATACTCTGCCGTATCTCCTTCCAAAAATTCCAGTTGTTCCATGATTTTTAAATTTCGTCTATAAATATATCGTTGATGTGTTTTAACATACCAACACCGTTTTTAATTTTTTGTTTTACTTTTCTCTTAGCCTCTGTTTTGTTTTTGGCTTTTATCGTCATTACAATCGAGTAAAAATCGACATCTACTGTGTAACTTTTCATGGCTCAAGCTCTATTACCCGTACAATGTCCTTGCCAAACCCTAACTCCTTAGCAGTTGCCTCGTCCGCAGTAAATTTATCGTGACCATACTCCTCTTTAAATTTAAATAAGACTCCATTTACAGTAGTATGTTTTGAACCTGTTCTTACATCACAGCCTGAAAGGACTCTCTTACAAGCCTTACTAACTGCACAATTTCCGTTGCTAATGTAGGAAGTATCTTTAAAGTCGCTTGCAATAAGCACTAATACTTTTGGATTTTTCATGATAAGAATAATGAAGTTATATCGGTTTTGTTAATTGGATTTTTGAATATTGTTTGGAAACGTGATTGATGATAGTCGTTAACCTCGTAAAGGTACACACGAAACCCCAATTTTTCAACAGCTTCTTTGACCTCTTCATTGGTAAAAGCTATTTTAAAACGCTCTATGGTGTTAAAAGCAAACTTATAAGGGTCACAAGCGGCTGCTCCCAAAGAAGCTACTAATTCCCAATCTGCATGTAGGGGTGGGAACATATTACAATTCGAATGTCTGCCCCTAATAGTCGCTTGCATAGAATGCTGAAATATTCTACTGTAGCCGTCATCTCCACGAGAATGCCAAAGGCCTTTACAATCAGAAGGGTGTTCAATCCTGAAAACTTGAATTACACGTTTCATAAGCTTTTACTATTAAGGTGCTGTTAACTCTTCGAAAGTGAATAAACCAAGTTCAGTAATACCTCTACTAATCTTAAACTTACCCTTGATAGCTATCCCATCATGGATTGTTTGAAGTGCTTGCCACTGGTCAATCGTTAGTTTTCCAACTGCTTCAGGTCTGAGAATACCTGCGTTTTCTCGTAAAATATAGTCAGCAGATTTGTCTCTCAAATACGGGCTAGTGTTTATTTCCTTGGCATTTAAAAGGTTTTTACCAAGGACACACTGTCTACCATCTTTGGTGTCATATCTACAAGAACCACCCTCATATCCACATGTTGAAGGGTCTTTATAGTAAGGTCTGATTTGCTCTAAAGCAAACTCTTTTGCTGTTTGATTTTCCATTACGCTCTTTTTGTTAAGATGATAGTTCTGATTACATTTTCTCCGTAGCCCGAGTGATAAGCCTTGTCTTTATCATCTCCAAACTCTGTCTCTCCGTAGTAGTCAAAAGCATAGTACACCCTCTCTGTCTGTGCAAGGTCAGGGTATAGGAATACACTGTCCGTACCTGTATTCGGAAATTGTTGTCCCTCTTGTCTTTTGAGAGCTTTTGATATCGCACAGTTACCATTGTCTGTGTATCTTGTGTTTACAAAGTCAATGCCTTTTAATTCTAATGTGATTGTGTTTTTCATATCTAAATGTATAAATAAATTTCTTGTTCCTCTTTGTTTTGTACCCAAGCAAAAGCACGTCCGCTAACCTCAATCCCAAATCCACCGATTGTCCATTTCTCATCCGCATCAATACATACTTTCAAGTTACAGACAAAGTATCCCGCCCAACTACCAGATGAGGTGTAAGCAAGTCCCAAACAATTTAAAAGGTTATTCCAAGCACTTCGCCCTGTAAACTTAGGCAAGGCGCACCGTTTGGGCAGTCTTGCAACGTGGGTGTTATTTTTGAAATAAGTTACGATAGCTTTTTCTAGGTAGTTGAAATCGCTTTCTGAAAATGTTGTTAGTGCGTTCATATTAAATTCTCCCCGATGATAGTACATTAATGGTAAAAGCTCTTTGGTTTTCTACAAACTCCCCTGTCTTTTGATGAGAAGCCGCCTGTGCTATAACCTCAATCAAAATCAACTCTCTTTCTAAGTGCCAGTCCTCAGGCAGTTCCGCACACTGTGCAAACGCTACACGTGCCTCGCTCATGTACTCAAAATCTTCGTTTAATTCTAAGTGCTTAGCATCGTGCCAAGCTCTGAATAGTATGTTTATATAGGGGTCTCCGAAAATTGTATTATCGCAATGGTCTCCCGATATAGGCATGTATCCGTGTTTTTTGGTGGCTTTTTTGAACTCTTCAAAGGACATTTCTTCTCCACACTCTACAGTGAATTTTAAATTATTTGTTCTGTTGACAATCCAGTCGTTCAACCTTTGACTGAATGGTGTACTAGCTTTTAACCTTAATAGCTGTTCGATTGAGTACCCGTTTTTGTTGTTTTCCATTTCGTGATTTGTTTTAGTACTCTGTGTTTTACAGGCTTGTAACCGTCTTTGGCCACATTGCTAGGTGCTTTTCAGGTTAAGCACCAAACCGTCTACTCTAGTAGCTTGATAGGTTGAAAATAGTTCCGTTGATATGTGCCACAACCAACATAGAGATGATAGTTGCCAAGAACAGGATGCCGCCAACGATAGCGCACTTCTCGTTTATAGGCTTTGACCTAAAATAGTGGATAGCTTTCATTTTAATCTTTGGTTAGGTCTACTTCAACAAGTTCTTTTATTTCCAACGTAATATGGTTAGCATATAGTTTTCTTTGACCACGCTCCCACAAATCTAAAGCGGTAGCTCTCGGCTGCTCGTTATGTTCATCCACCAAACACGATGTTTGAATGTTACCGTCTTCAACCTCACAGTTAGCAAAGTCCAAATTAAATCCAACGTGTTGAAAGTATTTGCCTATTGCATCTTTCCAGTTTTCAGCCTCTACAATTTCATCTAGCGTATAGGCGTTAACACTTTCTAATTGTTCGCCCTCTAAATAGATGTCTTCATAAACATCGTGCATGGAAGTTATATAAAATCTTTTCATGTTGTTAGTTTTTATGTTTAGCAAATATTTCAATTATCTTAACATCTCTTCCACTCTTAGCGTAGTGGTTACGTCCATCATTAAATTGTACTACATTTTTATTGTAAAATCTCACACGGCTTCTGTTGACTAACAAATCCTTAACCAGTGGGTTTTCAAAAATGGAAACTTGTACAGCTTCTTTTCTTTTAGCCCTTAATTTTTTCTTAGTACGAATTTCATCTATGTTAATAGTTAGCCTTAATTTTGCTATTTCTGATTTAATTTCACGGCTTAATTTAAACCGCATATCTAGTTTTGGCAGTCGCCCACATAAGACAAACGCTGTCGATGTTACGGCTTTTATTGCAATTAGCTTTGCTTTCTTATTCATGTTACAAAAGTTTAGGGTTTTTAATTGAGGGGATAAAATCGTTTTCCATCCATTCGACGAACAACAACCAGCGTTTAGCTTGGCGTGTTTTATATCTTCTTAGCGTGTTGGTTTTCATATTTATAGGAATTTATGTTTAACTCTCTTTTTTGCTTCGCTGTAAAACTCCCCATCTTCATCTTCCAAGTCCATCAATACTATTTGCAATCCCTCCCGAGTGCCTCCATTATCAGCCCATTCTAATTGGTTAGGAGAATAGTCTTTGAAATACTCGTCTTCAACATCACCAACACCTACAGTTAAAAAGCTTAACAACGCTATAGAACTTTCTAAGCTATCCCACGAATGAAAAATAGAGGGTTTATAATCAGCCCCTTTAAAAAGCAACTTACCATCTACGTACATTTTATAAGCTACTTTATCACCACAATAGTAAGTGGTTAGGCTAATACCTAAATCTTTGATTTTAGTAGAGGCTAGTTTTTGCGTAAAATAGTTAGTTTTCATAGCTTTATGGTTTCTAAATCTCCTCTTAAAATCCTACCTAGATAGGCGGTTTTGCCCTCATCAACTAAAAATAATAATCTACCTATCTGCTTTAAGTCTTTTTTGAAACGTCCGTTTAACAAGCCTTCAAATACGCTTGGTGCAAGAATGCTTTTATGAGTTTCTACTAAAGCAAGTAATTGCTCGTTTGTTGTTAAGATATACTGTTTCATTGTTTCGTTATTTTTAACTCATCAGGCTAGACACACATCTAGCGACAATTTATTTACCCAAACTCGTTGCCTAGTCTTTGGGGGCTCGCAATACCTGTACACTTTTATCGGTGTTATGGCTCAAATAGTCCTGTTTATGTGACTAATGCGGATTTGTTTTTGTTTCGGGTTGGAGTATCTCTTAATTCCCTACATTACGTTTTAAAGTTGCTATGTAATATTTAACCTAATCGCTTTGCGACATTTCACAACGTCCTACTAACTTTCGGGATAAAACCCATATTCAATTGGTAACAACTAATTTGTTTGACTTGACATTTAATAAGCCATTGAGTTTATTCTCAATCCACCATTTAGAGGACGTGGAAAACCTGCATCTTTTAAGTCCCTGCAAGACTTTTTAGAAAATGTAACAGTCGTCTATATAGACCTCTCTTTTGTATAGACTTATCCTTATTTCATGATTTAGCCACTGTTACATTCTTGTTGGTTACTTTCAACACTTCAAAGGTAAGTATAAGATTTGGTATTTGCAAGGGTTATTTTAAAATACTTGTATCATTGCTTTATTTGTGTGCTAGCTTGTAATTTGATAAGTGCTAACCTACTTTAAAGTTTTAGGTTCAAAGCCTCTTAATCATACTGCAAGCGTAACTTACTAATTGGCGTGTATTGAACACTAATATATTTTAAACTCTATACAAAGAACTATCTTTTGCTTAACTCATCAGAATAGGCTCAAAAGCTACCTATTGACGGCTGTTAGACCGTTTCGTTTTTTTACTTGTTTGCTTTGTGCATTTCTCTTTCGTGTGTTAAAACATCAGCACACCACCTTACTTTATTCATTAAGGCAGTAGAGTTACCAAAACCATATTCAAAACTATTACAACCCAAATATATGTCACCTATTACATTTTTTAATTCTGCTGATAATTTAGCGGCTTTTGCAAACTTTGCATCTAATTGTTTTACTGTAAGTGTTTTCATAATGCTAATATTTTTAGTTTTAAGGTGATTTCCTGCTTGTCACTTCCGACATAACAAAGGTGTGAATAATATTTGATATACACAATAGCAAGACAAAAATAAATACAATAAAGTTTAATATAATTTGTAAAGTGCTGATAATGAGAGAGATTAATTTTATATAAGATTTAAGATAAAGCGGGATAGCTATAAGGTAGTAGGATATTTTGAGCTAAAAGTTGTTAGCTAACCATATCACAGGATTTAAAGGATAAGAGCTAATTAGCTACTACCTATAGGTGAATAACAAAGAGTGACACAATGACACGTATAAGATGACACGATATGATAGTTTGTCATGCTATAATAAATTGACAGCTAACAGAATATACCGAGCGGTATAATTAGTGGATGCTAAAATTGTTAGCAAAGGATGGATGTTATCAGCTAACCTACTAATTTAAGAGATAAGTAATATATACTATAAGATAGATAACAAGACATAGGAGATATAAGGGTAAACAGGGGAGAGAGCAAGAGAGCGTGTAACGTGTTGCGGGATATCGTGCGGATTAGGTTGTTATTGTGCCTCAGATAAGCTGAAAGGGTGATTATAGACTAGATGGATAAGTGAGGGAATATTAAAAGCACAATAGTATTATACCCTCATCTCACAAACATCTATCTAAATCTCTTTCAAAATACCCTCAAATCAATACTTAGTGTATCAAAGTGCCTCTAATTAGCCTCAAATATCCCAATTAACAAAGTGCCTTTAAAGCATCGTGAATAAACTATTCCTCTAGGGCAGAGACTTGAATATCAATCACCCCCTTAGTGTATTTAGAACCGATTGGACGTAAAAAAGCCCTTAACAATTGCTTGCAAGGGCTTCAACCATTAATAGCTGTCAATATTCAGCTCATCTGCTTTATCCAATATGCCATCAGCACACACAAGATAAAGAAAGCTAACATAGCTAAATCAAATTGCTTTGGGTTTCTCGGGTTGCTAGCGTAGTTCATTTCAATAGGGTTATGTAAGCGATTGAATAAACAGCTAACAAAGCGACAGCTAAGCAGATTAGCACGGGTTTTAAACGTGACAAAGTGGCAGACAAGCCTCTGTACTTGTAGGTTGTGGCTAGAACTTCAAGGGTAAGTTTTAAATCTTTCATTGTGATTATGTTTAAGGTTAAAGGGGTTTAGTAGCCCCCAAGAAATGTGATTTGAATATCTCCATTAGGTAGTTCGATAGCTTGGAATGTTACCCCGCTTTCGATGATGCCACTAAGCATCTCGCAAAATGTCTCGTTAGTTACTGTTAGTTGTTTCATAACTATTTGCTGTTAGGTGAGAAGATAAAGAACACACTTGCAACGATAACGGCTAACAGCCCTGCAACGTAGTAGTTTGCAGGATTAACCGAGCTAACAGCAAATAAAGAGATGAGGCAAGCGAAAGCTAATGCTAAGAATGCGATTGAGATGATTTGGTGAGTAGTTTTCATAATGCTAATATTTTTAGTAAAAGCCGTAGCGTCATTGCTTGGCACTTCAAAGGTGCAAAATAGTATTGACATATGCAAGTGGCTAGTTGATATAGTGCAGATATTTCACGCTGTTAGTGTCACAATTACGTTACAAAAGAAATCAGCTAGCAATTTGCCCCATCACAGAGTGAAGCGGAGATATAGCCCAAAGGTATGAGCAACAAGCGATTTAGATAGCGAAGTGGTACAAGGGTACGTTTGCCACATCCGAAACGTTTGAGGGTAGCACCTTGAGATGAAAGAATTGTTTTGGGATTGAAAGAGGGGGGAGGGGTGAAGGAGATTAAAAACCCGAGAGAGGGGGGTGATGAAGATGGGATGGGATAGACCCATGAAATCATAGATATAATCCTGAAATCATATTCACGTTATTTCCCCCTAAAATTTTTAAATTTTCTGGCCTAAATTTTTCGAACTCCTTAGACGTACCCTTAAAAATCCTTTTAAAGATACCCAGCTGAGTAAGCCATCCAGAATAGAAAGATAATTGAAAATGTGATACTACCCTACACGAATTTTGGATAAAGAAGCTCTCACCATAGAAGTGGAAATTGTTTATAACGCAAAAATCCCCGACTGTTAGGCCGAGGACTCTTTTAAATTGTTATTTCTTTTATAGTTTTTAACTTGTCTGGTTTCTGACTTAAAATCCAATACTCTGCTAAGGCTGCTGTTTCAAAGACTAATACCTCAGACCAGCTGTCAAACATATCGGAATACTCCTGATACTGTCTCCACCAAAATCCCATTACCTTCCTATAAACATGATATTCAACATTTTTTGTAGATACTGGTGGTGTTACCTGTACAATTTTAAATTTCATAATTACTTTACTAATACTGCGTAATATCCACTAAACGTAGGTAGATTGCCTCCACCCTCACGTGTTACCTCTAAGCCTAACTCCCTTAATTTTTCAACTATTTGGTAGAGCTCATGTCTTTTGTTTTCGGCCACTAGGATTTTGACCTCTATTTGATTTTCCATTTTTTGGTGTAATTAATAATTTGAGTGTAAATAGTCTAAGAAATAATCTGCTGCGGTATTCTCGTAGTTACTCTCTTTGGTTAATTCTTTTAATCTCTTTTGAAAGTCAAAACAAATATCATCACAACCTAAGGTTTCAGGCACATCCCAAACAATAGCTACAAAACGAGAGCCTATTCTATTATGCTGGTACAGTCCGTGAAGCTTATTTCCATCAAACCTGATAATATCTCCTGATTGAATAACCATCTCACAGAACTCATGGTTAAAAGATAAACCTCCGTCTGCAACCAGTACGAGCATTACAGTATCCTTGCCTTTAACAGTACCATCGGTATGTAAGGGTACGTAGCCATCAGATAAAACCAAATCTTCTCCTATTCGCATAATATTGATACTTTCAAGATTAGATAATTTTACGTTCCTGTAATACTCTTTCAGCTTTTTTGGGATAACTATATCACGAAATCGCCATTGGTAAACTTTCTTACTCATTCTACTTAGAGTTTAGCTCAATTCTGTTTGCCAAAATGTCACTATATTCCGACATAACAACTTCTTGGTTAAAGAGGAGTTCTCTGTTTTGCGGTGATAAGTTTTTAAAAGCAGGAGTCTCTAAAAATTCAGTCAGCTTAGACAGTTTTGTATCCAGCTCTTTTTGCTCCTCTTGCAATCTTTCTAAAAATGTACTCATATTTTATTGGTTAAGAGCCTATAAGAAAGCTCAAAGGTTAAAAAATAAACTGTTATAAAAATTAGGAAGTTAGCTGCTAACATCAGCCCAATCGATAAACCAACTATCGGGAAAGCAGTAAAAGGTAGTAGGCACGTACAGAAAATCATCAAGGCCTTGAACAAGTGCCAGCCATCCATGAACATCACAAAGACTGTACTGCTGCCCCAAAACTTCTCTCCCTGAGATTTGTCCCCATTTTTCCACTTATTTACCCAAGCGGTATCTTTTCGCCAGAACATCTGGTTCCAAGTCTTTATACGGCTCCCTAAAAAGAAAGGCTCAATCATTGTATCCATGCCAGCGGATAAAAGAGCTATTACCATAATTAATAGGATAGCTGTCATAGTGCGGTCATTCCTTTAATAAACACTTTCAAATCCTCAAGACTGTAAATCTGTGCAATAAACATTCTTCCAAAATCGTGGTACTCAAATCTGATTGTTCCTTCTACGTCTACAGTAATCTCATCTGTAATATTGTAGTAGCCATTTTCGTAAGTTGGGAGACCTAACTCCTCAAGCATTCCTTCTGTTATCATAATTGTATGGGTTGGTAATACTCGTAATTCATCGGTAAAATCCCACTACTCTCTAGCATAGCTTCACAAGCTGACCAGTTAACATAGTGTCTCTGAGTTTTAGGGTCAAATAATAAGGGACATCCCAAAGCAGCATCATCGATGTAAAGCTGAGCAAAGCACTTAGGACTAGTTGTCCAGTTGCACTGTGTAGGGTTACATTGAACTCCGTACAATGGAATACCATTTTCTTTGAACCAGTTTTCTGCCTCTGTTAAGAAAGCTCCTATCCTGTCTTCAATCAAATCATCCCCTGTAGCCTTGTGGGTATCCCTATCGGAGCGCATTGTATAAAGAATTAGCTGATGACCTGCATCAACCAATCTTCTGAGAACTCTTGCTGCTCCAATATCCTCTCCTATATGGGGAAAGTTGTGTGTGGTACACGTACCATCAAAGTCGACAGCTATTACCATTAGAATAAAGAATTAGTTCTTTCTACAATAATGTCCAGTTGGATTTCCAAATCTTTAGCTAAATCAATACTGCCTTCTAGCCGTTCTACAAAACTCTTTTCAGAGAAAGGTCTTTCTGGTGCAAGAGGCATAGGTGATGGATTTTTGTTTGGATTGTCATGTGTTTTTATTCTGTTTATAAAATAGGTCACATTATTAACGCGAGCCTCGATACGTTCTAATACTCGATTAAGTTTTTCGGATAGCTCATCTAACTCAGGACGCTGATTTGCTGTTTTTACGCAAGGTGCTCCACTATACACTACGTTGCAAGTATCGCTCATCCTATTTGTTTTTAGATTTCTTAGCAGCTACTTTATTGGTAGAGGCCGCAGGAGTTTGTACTGGTTCTTCTTTTTCGACTACTACAGGCTCAGCGTCAGCTGCTGGCGAGCTTATCTCTTCTGTTGTGGCCGTTACACCACTCTCTGCAATTTCTTCGCTTGTATCGCCTGCCTCAGGGTCAAATTCTTGTGGATGTAAATCTTCATCGCCTGCAAGGTTGTCATCTTCTGCTGCATCGAAAGTAATTACTTCGCCAACTTCTACACCCTCTTCAACCAATTCTGGATTTGAGTCCAAAGTTTCTTGAGTCACAATGTGCTCTACAGGGCTTTCACCTAAAATATCATTTAATACAGACTGTTGAGGCTCTTCAACCTGTCCTAGGTCGCATTGATGTTTTGCAACGTCCCAAGAGAACATCACTTCTCCACAATTATCACATTTTGTCATATCTTTGTTTTTATAATTCGTCAAATTCTTTTTGTAGTTTTTCAATATAAGCTTCATCTATGGCACACAGGTCTTGGATGAACTTTTCTATTAAAGGCTTAATTTCCTTTCTCACATCTTTTAAAGAGATTGTCGTGGTTTTTAACACTTCACCAGAGCTTTCAAGATGGATGAATTTAGTAGCATGAATAGCTCGCAAACCAAATTTCGTCTGCCTTATCCGCTGTAGCAGATTACTTCCTTTTTCAAGGCGTTCTAATTCTTGCTCTGTCATTACTTGCTCAATCTACTGTGAAATCTCCACTTAGCTAATTTTGTTACAGGAATATCAATTCCCATTCCAGCTCCGTTTCCAATGTTTGTCACAACATCTACAGGCATTAGTCTTGCCATCTTGTCAGGAAGAGGATTTATGATAACAGCTCTTACTCTTTTATTATTAATGCGTTTTTTGATAATATCGCCTTTCAAAAGAAGCCTTCCATCTTTATCGGTAGTATTCCATTCTATCTGAGACTCTGCGGTCTGCACATAAGGGTCAACACCTGCGGAGTAGTAGGGTATTGAAGGGTTTTCTGCCGTACTCGGACGATGATGATAAACAACTACACCATTTCCCCGCAGTTTCTTTCCCAATTTGGCGTTAACCTCTATAGCCGCCTGTTGTTCGTATTCCAATATTTTTGCTTTGCCTTCAAAAAGACTAACAATCGTCAGCCAGATAAGTTTTAAAAATTTCATATAAGTTTTGTGTTTGTTAATTTTTCGTAAATCTCTTCCATCGACTCTTTGACCTGAATATATCTTCCTGTTTTTAAATAGATAATGGTTGATTGAAAGCTTCTTTCATTTCCACACGCTTCCATGTAATCTATGTTATCTTTAAATAGGGTTACCTTAGATGCTTCTTCATCAAATTCTCGAACTGCTGTAAAAACCGCCCCTAACATTCTTCAAACAAATTATCAGGTTCCACATTGTTTAACCAAACCTCTGCATCTAATGCCGCATTTACAGTGTTAAGGTCATAACCACCTTCTTCATAATCCGCAGATGTTGATACGCCTCGCAAGACTGCTACTTTAGCGTCAGCCATATCCCAGACATTGCGTCCCCAGAAGTCTTTCTCTGGTGTAGTCTGTCTTTCTTCCAAGATGCCTTGGACTTGATAATCGATTTCTTCCTGTGTTCTCATTTTCTGTTGTTTAATGTAAGGCAAATATATACAAACATTTTGACTCTCACAAATTTATTTTAAACTTTTTGTTTGGAGCATAGATAGTCATATTACCATTTTACTGTTGCTAGGCCTAGGCCTACGTTAGTTATTGAATAGCCTAAAGATGTAAATTCCAAAAGAAAAATATCAAGCCCTTTGTATGGTACATTGATAACCACATCTCTAAAGCCAGACTGACAAGCCTTCTCAATTAGAGTAAAAGCTTTTTCTACTTGAACATCAATACTCGCTTGAAAATTTTCAGCAATTTCCCTTGCCGCAGTTGCGGGTAATCTTTTTGGTTTATCACACATACAGTAGTTTAAAAAATGTCCACATAATATACACGTATTCGTAGCTAGAAATTTTTCTAAATAAACAACTGCTTCGCTATTCATCTTGTCTGGGTTTTTCTGGTACAACTAAAACATGTGTAGAGCAAGCAAAAGGCCAGTCTTCATTGAAATATTTAGTTTCTCCATTGTCAAATAGCACCATAAGATTTTCAGTCTTAACACCACCTTTTAAGAGTTCTAAGCCTTCTTGACTATTTACATCAATCCACTCAGACTTAAATTGTTTAGCGTAGGCATGAGCTACGATTTCTAAAAGCTGCTCCATACTGGTAGTGTCAAACTGCCGCATGAAAGATACTTCGTTGTAGATTTCGAATACAGATTTCATAACGAAGCCCTCCTATCTACAACTCTCCCAGAACCGTTTCTGATAATGTCCACAAGACTTTTGTATGACACTGATATCCTATTCTTGCGATATTTATCTAAAGCTTCTGCATCCATTCTACGCTCTTTAAGCTGTTGTTTGGATATTGGATTTGTTTGGTGTCTTTTCATATAACTTTCAACTTAGCTACATTTCTTGGTGTAGCATAAAAATGTAAATTTGGTGCCGTATTGGGATTATCAAGATATGCTAAGCTATCCTTTAAATACTCTTTTTCAGGCAAGAGTACAAACCCAAACCTATGCTGAGGTGTACAGAATATACATAAACATTTTTGACCCTTACCTATAAAAGAAACTTTACTTACAACTTCAACCGTAGAGCCATTTAAAATCTCATTGCCAAACTTATCTTTAAGTCCTATTGGCTTTCCTATTTCAACCATTTTCGATAAAATAACCCCCGTACCGAATTGCACGAGGGGCAACAGATTAAACAACTAATTAGAAAATTAGCTAAGAATGGCTATTTGCCAAGTATTTTAAATCCATAGTGGTAGTGCATCTTTTTGAAGAGGTCTCCAATGTGAGTGCATTTTAACGGTTAACTGGGGGTCATAAGAACCCTTACCTATAAAAACACCCTTATAAAGATAAGGCTCTCCTTTGCCATTCACATTACATCTACTTAGACACTCTACCCTCACAAGGCCTTCTGGTAAGTCGTCAATAGAATGGATAGCTGTCCAGCCATTATTCTCTTCTAAGTCAGTTAAAACTTCTGGTCTCCACATCGTGAAAAGTGGTGCATTCCGTTCGATACTCCCTGTAAACACACTATTAGATGCATCACCAGACCAAATCCAGCCATTCTCATTAATATATTTCTTTAAAGTCTCGTACAAATCCCCGTAGGCTTCTACTATTAATTCCTGTTTAGTTTTCATCATCCAATGTGGGAAAAGGTATTTCTACCTGTGGGTTCTCTTGTCTATACTTCTCACCTAGCTGGTTCCAAAGAGCATCTGCTTCTTCAAGATATTTCTCAGTTAAGAGTTCATTTTCTAATTCTATGAGCCTTTCCATATTAAAGACATGGCCTTGGTTTATCTCACTCATGCTCTGTTCTATCTAAAAGTTCCATTGCCGCAATACTGAGAGTTGCTTGCTGAAGAACTCGTTTTCTAAGTTCTACTCTTGCAGATTTTTGTGTGAAATCAATCTCAAGTATCTTATCTACTCTCTTTTGAAATACATAGCCCCAAGTTTCTTTGTTGAATGTTTCGTCAGCCGATAACGTAGCCCCACCCCAGATATACTCCTGAACATCTCGTGCAGCTATGATTGCATTGAACACAATCTGTTCTTCTGGTGAAAGCTCTTCCATTAGTTTACCAACTCATCAGCCCAAGAAACATGGACAACTGTCGTTTTGTCAGATGCAGCTCCAAGAGTAGTTTTTAAGGAGTTCTGAGGTAATTGTAACTCTTCTACCACAGCCTTGAGCACTTCATTGGGAACTGGATATTTACTCTCAAACTTTCCCTGAGTCGCTTCGGCCTGAGCAGCTTTTACTATTTTCATCATAGTCTGATTTCTAAGACCATTCTCATCAGCAATTGCTTGCAATACACCTTTCAATGTTTGTCTGTTAGCTGGTACGTTAGCTTCTGCTGGTTTCTCAGCCGCTACAAATGTTTCGTTATTTTCCATATTTTTGTAATTCTTGTTTTTCTTCTAGTTCGTGTACAACTCTCATGCTGTCAAGGATATCTATCTCCCGTTCGATTTGAAACAGCCGACCTTTCTTAAAGCCCCACTGTTCTCCCTCTACCCTTCCCCTAAGATACTCGCACCTTAGAGTATTCTCGTAACTGATGCTGCTCCACACTCCGATACTGACTACAGCACAGATTGCCAGCATTATTATAATAAGCTTCTTTGCCATTATTTCCAGATTATTTTTAAGTTCACACAATCACCTACATCGGGAAGTTCTTCTATCCACAGGCCACAGTTCTCTAGGAATTTGATAACAAAATCCTTTCGGGAGATATGTATCTTACGGTAGTACATAAACTTGCCTCTTCTTGCTTCAAGTTCACACTCGTCAAGGATGTTGTTTACTATACCAACCCCACCATTTCTGTGGGTCGCTATCAGGTTGAGATATTCTTTGATGTTTTTCATTGGTGTAAAAGTAGTCAATAGTTTTGATGTGTGCAAATTTATTTTGATATTTTTGCTAAATTTGAAAAATTTGGCTAGAGAGCGGGCAAAACCTGAGGTTTTATTTATACTTGGTCGGGTCGATGTTTATTGTGAACTTTCCAATTTTTGTTGCATAGGCCACGCAATTTGCTGTCCCACCTTCGGTTCCATCCCAAACAGATAAAACCATGTTGCAATTATCGCACATCCACACATTACGTGCTTGCATACACCATTTTGTAAAAGGTTCTTCTGAAACATAAACAACTTTATCCGCTTTACTTGTAATTTCTTTCCATAATTTTTTGGAAGAAGCTACCCACTTTGAACTGTGGTCTTTGCAAGGTATTGCGCATATCAGTTTTATGTATGGATATTTTTCTTTTAGCTTCAAAACAGAAAGTGCTGCCCAAGTATCTATGCCTAAAGCCATGCCAGAAATAAACACATTTGCCTTATTTTCTAGTATGAGCTTTTCAATTCTTTCGTGCAAAGCCCAGAGAAGCTCTTTGTTGTCTTTAGCCTCGTAGCCGTTCAGAGACGCTGGCCTATGGCCTGTAAATGCTACTATATAGTTCATACTTTCTTTTTAGCGCATTCTCTCGGAGTCGAACCGAGGTACATCAGAGTCTGTCAGTCTGTGCTCTACCGCTGAGCTAAGAATGCTTCTGTTTAATATTTTTCTAAGACAATTACAGCTCTTTGCCAGCCTTCGTCCTCGCTGAGAACCACGGACTTTACAATATAGCCTCCTTTAACTTGCTGAAGGATATAAGCAGCAACGTCATCTTGTATTCCCCATTTTCCGTGAAAAGCTTTTACTATTACGGAAGTAGGCCTAGCTGGTTTCATTGTACTCTCAACACCAGCGGCAATTGATACGGTCAGGAATATTCCCAACACAAAACTTAATAGTATCTTTCTCATGATGCAATATTACGTTAAATTATTTAATCCTACAAATTTATTTTAAAATTCTTCGTCTGTACTAAAAATCCTGTCAATCAAATCTCCAAGCCAATTACTATCCATTTTAAAATCTGGATGTCTTTCAACATGCTCTCTTAAAACTTTAATCAAAGTTTCAAAGTAAGCAACATCAACGCCAATCAACTGTTCCTCAAGCACATCGGGATTTGTTAAATCAAGCTCAGAAGTCTGAAATAACATTTTAAGATAATCGCCAGCACTTACAGTCCATTTTCTGTTGATAAATTTCTTTGTGCGAATTACAGAAGTTAGAGGATATTTAGAACCTTGATACTTCAGCTGTTTTGTTAAGATTGAGACAAGGGCAGATGAGTTTACAACTAGACCATCATTAAAAGTAAAATAATTTGTAGCATGGATAAAGTCGAATGTACTGTGGATTTTCTCAGGAGTTCCCGTAAATCTTAGTACAATCTGAATATTATCGTGCAAGCTGATTGCATTTGGAGAGATGTAAGAAGGTTGATAAGGTTTTGGTTCTTGTGCTGGTTCTCCTTCTTTAGGAAGTGGCTGCTCAATCTTTTTACCTCCCGACTCATAAAAGAAAATTTTAATCTGCTCTGGCTGCAAGGTTCTCAATGCAACTGTTTTCTTTGCATCGTGAGTATCAAAACTGAAAATTCCATCCTCATCTTCAGCCTCTTTAGGTTTACCTCCTGTAAGCTCTCCTCGCCAATACCCTGATATTAATCCTTGTTTTAATCTTCCATCAAATATCTCTATTCCTGAAATGCCTTTAGTGTAATAAGTAGCTAAATCTTTTGCTACTTGCTGACTCTGAATATAAACATCATAATCGTTTACCTCTTCATTTAAAAATAGAGACGTAATACTGCCACCACTTAAAAGCAAAGACTCTTTTACTTTTTCTCTGAGAGGTTTGTCTTCGATACTTTCTAGCCACGCTAAAAGTTTTTTCTTAATTACCTTTTCAATTGTTTTTATTTGCATTTTTTTTGATTTTTAATAATAAATTCTACGACCTGAAATACATCCCAGTCGGTGTCTGCTAAATCCCAGCCTGAAGGATACTGTTTTACGTGTTCAGGTTTTACCCAATACAAGGTAGTTCCCCAAGTGCCCACTAACTCCTGACGTATATGGTTAAAAGCTTTAGGACTTGGCTGCTCAATATACGGTCTAGCTTCAGTAGTAGAGGCCATAGCATCATAGTCATTATCAGGTACTAGATAAACCTCTCTCCCAATAAGTACCGACCAGTCAGCCCTAGCCACAGTTTCTGCACCTCCCTGCCAGCATATGACAACTACCTTTGCAGGGTCGAACATCTTTTGCAGAAAATCTACACACTTCTCACCCTCAACTACCAGTACCTTTGCTACAGGGTTCTCTCTCAATCGCTCAAGGCCATAAATTGGCTTACTTTCACCAAAACCTATAAACCTAGGAACGATATCTCCAACTTTGTGAAATTTTCCAGCACCTTTACCCTCATACTCATATTCCCACCCCTCTTTTACACACGTTGCCCAGTTGAATGGGAGTATCTGCTTTTTACCGTGTTTATCGTAATACCTTAACACATATCCAACCACATCACGAAACTCGTTAAAATAGGGGTACGTATCAGCTGGTTTGCCAAATTTAGAATGTATAAACTTGATTGGGTCTATAGGTTCTTTTCTTCGGATATAAATCCACTCTGCTAAGGGTACAAGCACTCTTACGGGCTTCTTTTCAATTCCTGCAAGAGTGACACCTTCCTTCAATGCCTCTACGGTCTCTTTAAAGCTTTTACCTAAATTAGTAAGAAAACCGATAACATCTCCACCAGAACCGCAGCTGTAGCACTTATAGCTTTGCTTTCTTTCGTCAACTTTAAAAGACCCTATATTCTCATCGGGGTGAAAGCAGCATAAGCCTGTATAGTAGTTCCCAACTTTTTGTAAAGTCGTAACCTGACCGATAACATCAACTATGTTCACCTTATCTTTTAGCTCTTCAATTTCTTCTTCAGGTATCATTATAGTGAGGTTACTAGTTCTGCATACTTTAAAATAGCTCTGTCCCTGTCTCTACCTACGCTCCATGCTGTAATCCCAAAGTTCTCTGTACTAGGATAGCTTTCACGTTCTGGCATCATTATCCCAAATACTTCTCCCTCTTGCAAAATTTTTACAAGAAACAGTTCATGCCCTACGATACTACCTTCATCATCTACCTGTTCATACAGGGCTACTTTTTCGCTCCTCACCACTTGATTGAAGGTGAAGCCTACTCTTTTTATCGTTATCTCTAGTTCTTGCATTGTTCTGTTTTTTAAATTCCTTGTACTTTATTAAAGCTACTTTGTAGGTTATGTGGATAGCGTCAAAAACATTACCTAAAAGATAAGCATATGGTTCTTCAGAAGAAGCTGTTTTATCAATTTCCATTCCTCTAGGAAAAAGAATATCTTTAACAACGTGAAAGGCTTCGTGTACTCCTGTATTGTTTGTATATCTGTTAATGTCAAATATTACAAGGTTCCAGCTTTTACCATTTTTTAACTTAACATTCGTAACTTGGGCGCACACATTTTTACTATAAGGTAGATGATGTTTTATTTCTTTTTCCGTTGCCCCGTTGCTTTTAAGTGTTTCAGTTATTTCCTGTTTCAGATTATTTGTAAAGACTATCTGCCAATTGTGGTGATAAATACTATTGTCATAATCAGCTACATGGGTAAACAGTTTTTCTTTTATCTTAGTTTTTGAAGCGGTCATATTTACTTTTATCTAATGTCATGTGTCTGTCTGTGCTGCTATTGAGCCAAGCTGTTTTTACTGTTCCGTTAGCTAGTATGGCCATTATCAAATCGAATTTGCTACAGTGCGGTATTCTTACAAGAACTTTGCTGGTTGTCAGATTATCTTGAGTTTCCACTTCAATGATATTCCACTTGCTAACAACTATTGAGCTGGGAAGTTTAATTCTCCCATAACGGTCAATCGTAGCTTCAGAAACTGCATGAGAGCTATACGTTAGTTCAAAGAGCTTGTTGATGGGCAAATCCAAACTTTTTGGAAAGCCTAATTGTTTATGATAAAGCATTGTCAGCTAACATATTAATTAATAGTAAAAGCCATTCGCATCCCGTAACAGCACAATATCTGGACTGCATCAAGTATAGCTGCACTCCTGTGCCTAGGTTGAGTATTTTCATGTTACAAAGGTAATTGATTTTTCGGGATTACAAAATTTATTTAAAATTAGTGGCAACCAGCCCAAGTTTTGTTACAAATCCATTCATGGCCGAGGGCTACATTAAGGTTCATCAGATTTCCTGTTTTCTGAATAGCATTAGCTATGGCTCTTGAAATATCGTTTGGCATAGTTATATACCACTTTTTACCGTGGGATACTGCACTAAGCTGTTCACCCTTCCATTCCTTAGCAAAAGCATTTGCCTCATCTTCTGTTTCAAAAACCTTGAACTCCATAAGCGTGGGATTAACAGCTAGTTGGTTCTCATCGTGGTACTCAATCATGCTACAACAATCTGGCCTACCTACAAAAGGGTCGGTACAATATCCTTTTTCTTCAAGCTCTTGCATCAAAAACATGGTTGTATATTTTGCACAGATAACCCCAGCACTCTGGAACAAGGCGTTAAGAATACTGTGCTGGCTCCTAATGTTTATTTTTCTACCATCGATACTCCTAATGTATTTTTTACCAGTGCTTAACCACTCCTTTTCCATAGCATCCTTAGCTTCTTTCAAAGCAGGTGCCGCTTCCCAAAAACCATTATACAGTTCTTCGCCTCTTTCTCTCCCCACCACAAACATCTTCATTATTTTAGCTATTTGAGCACCATACGTTATGGAGTATTTGAAACTTTTAGCATCTGACCTGCTGATACTCAGCACTTTAGCATTTACGGAGTGGATGTCATCGGGCTTTTCTGCAATCATAGCTTTTGAATATGCTATTCCATCTGTACCTCTGTAGCAATAGTGGCCTTCTATTCTAGCCTCCAAGCTACTGAAGTCAAAACCACATTGAAGAAAACCTACTCCTGCTCCAAACAAACTTCGCATTTCTACCCCATACGTTGATGTTGGTCTAGCCACATTAGCAACACCTATGTGCTTGTACCTGTGTGTGTTGTGAGTTACAATACCGTTTGAAACATAGCTGTGTGCATTTTCAATAGTAAGGTCATAAGTAGACTCTCTTCCTTTATAAATTAGAGATTTTATTTTTGTAGGTTTATAGTCTGGCTTGAAAGTATATTCTAAATATTGGTCATTCTCAATGTTCCATCTAATACCTCTACGTATTTGGCTGACAGTTTCTCTACAAACGCCATATTTTTCGGCTACTCTTCTATCGTCTCCCTTGTTATATCCTTTTTTAAAATACTCCCTAATCTCTTCTATATCTTTTTGCTTTAGTTTTGTATCGGAACCCTGTCTCCTTCGCTTACCAATGCCCCCATGTAATTTTATATCAAATTTATTTTCTTTGGAAGTGCCATATTTCAAATTGCTTAGGAAATTATTAAAAGTATTACCATCTAAATGTCTACACTCTAAATCTGACAAGCCTTGAAAAGTTTCAAGAACAGCTCTTCCGATAGATTTTCTTACTTTTGTTCTTCCATCTCCAACATAGAAATCAAAGGTTACAGGCCTTCCAGAGTGTTTCTCAGCAACCATCGGACTTAAGTACCTACCACGCTTTGTCCTAATTCTTCCCCAAGAGGATACTTCATACTTATCAAAACTGGGATATTCCTTCCAAATTTCTTCCCCTTCATAAGAAAACACCAAATCGTTATCCTGTAATTCTTGGCACGTGACCCAACCCCTCTCAGTTAAAAATGGATGATTACCCGTGCATCTTAGCGTAGCTAAATTTTCTAGAGTCACTTCCCAAACATCTTTTATACCATTCTCAATTTTATCAATCGCTTTTTCGTATTTTCCAGTGTGTGTTAAAACTCTATCTACATTTTCAATCACATCAACAATCCTTTTCAAACCATTGTTTGTAATTATTAACGTATCCTCAGTGACACAGGAAGCACCAATTTCTATTGCTGGTGTTGGTACTCGGCCATCCTCCTCGCGATAGTTTTTCAGAAATCCCGTATTTGGCACCTCGGTATCCATATCCATCTCCTCAATATCTCCACCTGCTATGGTAGACTTTCTGTGGCGATATGTCAGGTAATCTGCAAAGTCTTTAGCAAAGGCAACTTTCTCTCCCAAGGCTATCAGATTAGGACAAAGCTCTTTCTCCACTCCAACCCGTACGGCAGGAGATGTTGGCACACGAACAGGTTTTCTATCTCCCAATCGCTTTTTGATTTTCATATACACCGTATCTTCATCAGCCTTTAGAAATTCCAATCGTTGTGCCTTGTATTTTCCTCCCATTGTGTCAGCGTACCACCTATCTAGGGCTTTAATCCTTTTGTCCAGTGGAATGGTCTGTTTCTTGCTATCCTTCGTTAAATCCCTCTCCTTCCAATCGCTCGGGTTCCAGCCCAGTTCTATTAAATACATTTTTACAGTATCCAAGTCATCAATCTCCGCTGGTACTTCTGTTTTCAAAGGTTCGGTCAGTGGAAGCGTATAGGTCGTTCCCTCGTATAAAAAGCTTTCACCATTTAAAGTAGCTCCCAAGTTTTCTGCAAACCTAAGCATACTCTGGGTATAACTCCCATCTTTTTTGACCTGCTGTACAGGGGGAGTATAGAAACTCTTCTCTGTTTGGGTCAACTTCCTTTTGGGTAGTATCGGATTTACCTTGTTCGCAAGTTCGGTAAGCTTATTGTCCAAGTCAATCAGAAGTCTCAATGCAAGCGGCTTATCAAAGAAGAAACCCAAAGTCTCCCGCCTGATTGCGATATCCGCTAGTTTATGTTCCTGCTTAATGGCCATTCGCCAGCCATCATATCCTGCCAGTTCCTGTGTAAGAGCTTTATATGTAGAAGCTGTGGATGAGCAATCCTGGATACAGTAGTCTGTCATTAAATCATTGAACTCCCAAAACTCTGCACCTTTAGGGTCACTCTTGTCAATATACCCTGCCTCAATGCACTTTTCCCTATAATCTGTCTTGAAATTTCCTGTACGTAAACCCCAAGCCATCAGTCCATGCCCTCCCAATCTATCTGGATTTGACATTCTAGAAAGGATAAGCGTATCGAGAAATCGCATTTCCCTTCCAAAACACGTGTCTGATTGTTCCAAATATCCAATAGTATATTCAAGAACTCCAAACAATCTTAGAGCAGGTAAATCGAATTTTATACCATTGTGAGCTAGAATATAATCATAGGGCTCCAATGCGGCCTTCATCCAGTCTTTTGTGATATCTTCTTTTTCTGCTGAGACATATTCACCAGTAGCATAGTCTCGAACTACCACACACCATAATCTTGCTGTATCTTTTAACTTGTAAGGAAAACTCCTATGGTCAATCATTTCTTCAAGAAGGTTGTTGGACTCTATATCTATGATACCTATTTTCATCTATTTGTCTTTGGTTAGCTGAAGATGTAGTGCGCCACCTACTAGTCTTGTTTTTACAATGCTATGCTTAGAAAGTTTAAAGCCAACTTCGAACATATCTTTTAATAAGTCATCAGCTATTACCAATGTTAGTTCTTCTTGTTCTTGATTTTGTTTGTACTGTGCATTCAAAGCTACTATTTTTTCATATAGCTCTATATCGTTATCTGTCATCTAAAATCCTCCTCTTTTAATTAATTTTTCAATCTGACTTTCTGATAGGTATTTAAAGCCTGTACGTGCAGCGTTTACGGTGTTCAAAACTTTGAAGGTGCCATTCTCTAGGAGAGCCTTAGAAAACTCTTCTGTGGCGATAGCCTTACCCTCTATGTCGTAATCCTCGTGTTCGAAGTAATAGGCTAGCTTATAATTCCCGTTTAATTCAGGTTGAAGCTCAAAACCTTTTGCCCTTAATTCGGATAATGTGAAATATTCTTTCCCGCCCGAACTCTTAATATATAGTGAAAGCTGCTGCTCATCTAGCGGAAATTTACCATCCCAGACTTTAACATACTCGCCAATAGCATTTACATTTAATGAGTCTGTTGTTAAATACTTACTTGTTGCATAATTATCTCGGTCTGCTATAAATTGAAGGTAAATTTCATCACCATCTGTAACTTGTTCAAAACCTTTTGCTAGTAATTCTTGTTTACTAAATGTGTTCTTCATATTATGTGTTCTAGTTCTTATGCTTGTTGGTAAGGGAATTTTGCTTTTAAAGGGTCAGCTGTATTAGAAGTTGCTCTCACCAAATAGGGAGTTTTAGTCAACTCGTTAAACTTTACTGCTACGTGGCCACGTTTGATGGCTCTACTAAGTGATTTGAACTTTTTCATATTGTTTATTAAATTTTAACTTCGACAAACATACGGACATTTTGCTTACCCCACAAATTTATCTGAAAATAGTTTTTAAAAAATAAATTTTAGAATACGAAATCTTTTATATACTTTTGTCGAAACAAATATCAAAGCGTATATGACGATACAAAGAAAAGACAGAGATTTAGCCGTAACAGTAGAAGATTTAATGCTAAGCCAACGTTTAAAGATTGCTACCCTTTATTATGAACACGCACCTGACCTTTTAAAAGACTTATTTCTAACGCTCGGTGAAGCAGCACAACAGGCCACCAAAAGCATCATCATTTCCGAATACAACAAGTACGGTTCCCCTAAGAAGGCCAAAAAAACTTCGGAGGATGGTATCGAGCCTGTAAGTGTTGACGGGCTTCCACAGTATGAAATGGTACCTTATCTAAGAGCTATCAAAGATTTTAGGAAGTACAACACTTGGTGGAAGATTAAGGAAGGATTGGAACGTGACATTTATTTGGCCGACCCGTTGTTTAAATTAGACGCATCTGGTAGAAAGGCTTTGATTGAAAAACTAAGGGGTAGCAATTAAGCTGCTCCTTTAAAACTTGAATTTTGAAAGAGACCCTTGGCCAGATATTGTGATTTCTCAAACTCTGGAAATGCAGAATGCTTGGGACAAAGTTTTTAGAGATTGGATTATAAATTGTGAAAATGAAAATAACAAAAATACTTGAGAAAAACGACAGGAAATTTGTTGAAGACCTTAAAAGGGTTTCCGAGTGTCTTGTTATTCCTAATGCTTCTAATGCTTATCTTCCCGTAACAAAAACCAGACTTGCAAAAGAAGCTGAAAGTGAAAAAATTGTTTACTACTTGACTAAGAAAATTTATAAAGTTGGTCGGGAGGTTATGGTAATAGTTTAAAAATTTCATCTAATTTCTCTTGCAAAAAATCCTGAACATGGTACGGAAAAGTAATAAGTTTAATACCTTTCTTTTTAGCATATCTTATTTTTAGTTTATCTCTATATTTTTGGTCGGCCAATTTTGCAAAAGTATTGTTAAATCTACAAAGCTTATAATGTTGTATGCCATGAAACTCTATCAAAAGATTGTGGGTTTCTACAAAGAAATCATAACGCAAATACAAGCCAGACATCGGATTTTTACAATCCGAGAATGTTTTCTCCATCACAAAGTCAATATTTTTAGATTTTAAATATTTTTCTATGATACGTTCTCCTGTAGAACAACCTTTTAAGCCTCTACCTTTAGATGTTGTTTTATCTTTGGGCTGTTTCCGAACTTTAGTTGCAACTGGATTTTCTAATTCTCGAAGTCTTTTTTGCTCAGCTCTTATTTTTCTTAACTTTTTTAAATTCTCGACATTATCAAGACCGTATTTACTTTTAAAACCCATTATATTTTTACTTTGTTGATTAGATACACGTAGCCTTATACCCCTCAAATCCTCTTAGCTCAGCACTGAGTGTATTGATTAGGTTTTATACTGTTAATATTCCCCATAGTAGGGCTCTCTTTCAGTACATTCATTTGCAATAAGTCTACCCATTACCCCTCCCCCAAGCTTAGCTAATTACTGTTAGCTAACATCCATGTATCTTACGTTTCTCTTGGTTCTTTTAAAATGGCGGTTTAGAACTTTCGTTTAGCTTACGCTAATTTTGAGGTCATCTAGTTGCTGGCTTTACCTTATAGCATTGCTAGTTGATATTTGTTCTTCCTAACTTAAATACAGGTTGTTTTTGATTAAGGCTCGTGATTTCCTTTAGCTGTACTACCTATACAACAGCTAATAATATGTGAAAGCCTATACTCCGTAACAGTAAAAGCTTTTTAATAGTTTAAAAATGGAAAAATTCCAGACATGCAAAAAACACCCCCAGATAGTCTGAAGGTGCTCTTGTATAACACACAACCAAGGTCTTTATAAGAACGAACCAGTTTAGAGCCCTTACGGCTTAGAAGTTTGCCCCGTTGTGTTGGAATGAAAAACAAAGATAGGAAAAATAATCGACCTATTTTTACATAGGTTAATTTGTTACAAGATTGGGAGTCGAACCCAAACAGTACCACATTTACTAACTTGAAGAACAAAGGTAAGTAAAATAATTGAAAGTTTTTAACAGGGGTGCATAAAACTATTTTCAGATAAATTTGTGAGTATAAAAAATTAGCATTATGTTTGCATCAGATTAATAAACAACGATATGAAAAATACAACAACAATTGAAAAAATTGAAGCAGGAGAAGAAGGATACAAAGCTTTTCTTTTCACAGACACTTACGAAACTACTTTAGGATTTTTAAGGCATCCAGATAATGAAGTAACTATTCACACAACTGGCATCATAAAGCTTGATGAAGCAGCACAACAAACTTTGTCTGACCTTTTAGCAAACAAATAGGATGAAAACAATAAGTGCTTGGCTAAAGAAGCTTCCCGACCCGCACAGAACGCAAGCTCTTGCTAATTTGAAATCACGAGATAAGAATAAAGTAATTGCAAAAACCAAAGTAGAAAAACTCAGTAATGCTGTTCAATCTGCTTTTATTTGGAACACTACGCCTGAAGGCCATGTTTATTGGGAAAACTTAATAATTAACATAGAATTACAAGAATATGAACGGAAAAATAGCAAGAGGTCTTAGAAAAATGGCCAAGCAAGCAGTAGCAGAAAAACGCAGTGACTCTAAAAGAGATGCTGTTCTCATCCAACAGGAAACAAGACAATTGTATCAAGGCCTGAAGAGAGGCTATGTAATCGAACGTAAAACTTTTAACAATTTAAAATAAAATGGCAGACAAAGTATTTGTAGATGGTATCTTCTTGAAAGAGAGAACCTTCCCCAACGGTGGTACCGTAACCTCGGCAGGATTTGCAATCGACAAGTTCGTAGCTTTCCTGAAGGCCAATGATAACGGCAAGGGTATGGTGAACATCGATATAAAAAAATCACTTAACGGTGAAAAGATTTATGCAGAACTAAATACATACGTTCCACAACAAGAACAGCAAGCGGCTGCTCCTGAAACACCAGCTGAAGAAGAAGGCGAGCTCCCATTTTAATCAAAACATTAAACAGCAATTAGAAAAAACAAAGATGAAAAAAATTACCAACTATCTAGTGTTCCTCATCAAAGGTTCATTGGCCGCACGAAGTGCTAAAGCTTCAAACCTATTTACAAAAGCTTACAAAAACATCAGCAAAGTCAATGAGGCTATTATCGATGAAAATAACGATATTCAAAAAGCCATTGACAAAGCAAAACAAAAAGCAGCCGACAACAACCAAGTGCTGAAAGGTAATATGCGCTTGTTGAACAAGCTGGATGAGTTTCTTGTAGGGTAGATAAAAGGGGAGCAATCCCCTATTTTATTATGGAAAAGAGAACCGACAAGATTAAAAAAGTTAGCTATGGAGGTTTTTATGCTGATATCAGGAATTGGAACCCCAAGGGCAGAAGTACTCTTGAGAAGACCCGAATAATCCACGACCAGAAAAACTGCATCATCCACCAATTGACCCGAATTAGAAAACTCAAGTACGTCATCGAATGTTTGGAAAAAGAACGGGATGCTAGGGTAAGTATCGAGAAGGTCAGAGAAGTGCGCTCACAGTACAGACGTAAGCTCGAAAATCAGAAGAATAAGGTAGCTGTCAGGGATAACCACTTAGAAAAGTATGAAGCAGAAATAAAAATTCTTACCGAGAACCTAAAAGTGTATGCAAAAGAAAACGATAAACTTCTCCGAACAGAAGCTAAGAACAAGGATATTATCTCCGAACTCAAAGCTACTAAAAGAAAAGTTGTTGTCAAGGAAATCCCAAAGGCTCTTACAGCTTCAGAAAAGCGAGTGGAAAGACTAGCTGGGCAACCTCTGTCTGAAAGGGGAGTCAATACTATGGAAGCTACGATAAAAATGGGTAAGTTCTCAGCTGACAATAACATCAGTGTAACAAATTTATCTATTCTCATGCAGATTGACCAGTTTAAGAGTGTAAAATTCAGCGAGCTTATCTTGGGGACTAGGGTCAACCTTAAATTTCTTGTGGACAATGAGTACATAAACCACCAGCTAACAAAGCAGGTCAAGAATTATTTCCTTACAGCTAAGGGAGATAAAATAGTAAAAGCCCTAAAAGACTATATAAGTTACAACAAAGTGATATGATACCAAGAATAAAAGACACAGACGAATATTATGAGCAGGGGTATTATATCTGTACAGCCGATGCCTATCACAATGATACGAGAAAACTCAAAGACGAGAACGGCAAAGAGATAAAACTACAAATGCTCAACGAGTTGAACCTAAACCACAGAATATCCCACGGAAATATGGCCACCATAGTCAAGACCGTAGGGAAGACCAACTTCAAGGTAGGCGACACTATCATAGTGCATCATTTTGCACTAACAGGTTCAGATAGAAAAAAGAAAATCCATTACGAGGAAAACGGTGTAGAGTACTATAAGATTTCTATGCGGGAAACTTTCTTCAAATTAGGCAAGGATGGAAAACTTACTCCAAGAGAGGGAGTTCTACTCTGTAAGGGAGTGAAGTATAAGCCTGAGCAATCTAAGATTTTAGATGACAGGCGGGATTTGGTGCAGGTGGTGGACAAGTGGATGGGATGCAAAGAGTTCAAGCCAAATGACTACCTGTTGTTGGCAAAGGGAGCGGACTACCAGTTTGAAAATCCGATTACAGGAGAAAGTCATATAAAAGTGGATGTCTACTTTAAAGATGTCTGGGCGATTGTTGACTCGCCAGATTGGATGCTTACCGAAATCAGAGAACACATTAAAGATTATAATACAAAAGTAACTATATAACTATGAGCAAAATAGGCTTTAGACCAAGATTAGATATGGTATTGGCAAGACCACTAACAACTATATCAGAAGAAGAGTATGTGATTGGAGATGTAAGAAATCCCATCATTGTAGAAAAGGGAGATGTAATTCCTGTAGATGATTGGGCTGTTATTGTAGAGGGAAACAAAAGTATTCCAGACCTTAAAGCTGACGACCAAGTATTTTTTAAAGGAAAAGTAGAACAAGTATCTTTCAACGGAGACGTTTACTACCTCATAAGAAATGACAGCTGCCTAGGGGTAGCTGATGAGATAGACACCCCATAGAAATTTCATCAAATAAAATTCTTAGATTTGTCACTTGAGCTTAACCGCTTGGTGGCTTTTTGCGTTTAAACAAAAATATATGGAAAAAGAAAAATTTAAGATTAATCTGTTTTGGGAAACACTGACCAAAATTGAGCTGAAAGAGTATGTGGAAGAAATGCATGAATATCTCTTAGCTTCGGATACAAGTGCAATCAAACAAATGATTATCTCCCTCAACAAACTATGCCTTACACTGCGAGATGACATTGAGAGTATTTCTGATGGAAATCCCAACCCCTTCGATTTACAAATACTTTCTTCAGACAAAGACGATAAGACCTTCGATAAACTGATGAAGATTGTGGAAAAGGTAAAATACTTCAAAGAAATCAACGAGATGGCTGAAACCTATAAACCAGAAATTCTTAAAAAAGAACAGGATGATGCAGCTAAGAGAGCAAAGGAAAATGGAACTGCTCTTGAAATAAAAGGAGGTAATGTATTCGAAACACTACAACTAGAAGCTATTAAGAAAGGAAGAACATGAGAAGTGAAATGAAAGAGGGCAAGCTTTTTATAGAGGGGCTTGAATACATCTTTCCTGAAAAACCTTCACTTAAAAAGATTAGAAACTTTAAAACTCCAAAGAAACAGCAAAAATGGTCAAGGGTTACAGAGTATGAAGACTACGACTGGTCGGAAGGCTGGGAAGAGCGAATAGTTCTGGAAGAGAATGCCAAGCAATTAGAGTACCTAAGAGCCGAGCTTGACCGTCTTGCAAACGGGGAGTGGTTGTTTATTAACGGAGAGCTGACCTACTTTAACAACTACACGTATTTCTTTTTACAATGGTTCATATTGGAAGATACTGGCGAGTATCCAGAGTTTAGGGATACCTCGCTCCACTATTACCGCTTTGTAGAAATATGCGATAAGGCTAAGCTCTGTACAGGACACACACTTTTAAAGGCCAGACGTTTGGGAGCTACATCAATGATTATTGCAAGGCTCTTACTTAAAATGTTATTGTCCCGAAACAAGTCTTTTGGTATTACATCCAAAACAGGAGATGATGCTAAAGTAGCTTTTGGTTTCTTAGTAAATGCTTTTCAAGCCCTGCCAGTATTCTTAAAACCCCAGACCGAAGGTAACGATGACCCGAAGAAAGTGCTTGCAATGAAAAAGCAATCTTCTCGTATCAAGAAAGACCAGAAAGTCGCAGGAGCGAGAGAGGGATTGAACAACAAGGCCGATTGGAGAGCAACAGGAATGAACACCTATGACTCTGGTGCCTTTGAAGATATTCTAGTCGATGAAACGGGAAAATACAGTAAGGACATTCCAGTATCAAAATATTTAGGTGTCGTAACAAAATGTGTTAAAAAAGGTACACTTGTAACAGGAAAATTAGCCCTACCGACAACGGTAAATCCACCAGCTTTGGGAGGTAGTGAATATAAGAAAATTTGGGAAGGTTCAAATCAGGAAGATAGAAGTAGGTTGGGAGAAACAACTACTGGGCTGTACAGGATTTTTATTCCAAGCTACTGTGGAGCTGCTGGTTATATTGGAGAGTTTGGAGAAAGTGTTTGGGATACCCCAACACCAGAACAAACAGAATTTCTGAAAACAACAGGATGTCCAGACCCTTATATAGGGGCTAAGGAATATCTGCAAAGTGTTAGGGATGCCAAAATGGCCAAAGACCCAGCAGATGCGGAAGAGGAGATAAGGATGAACCCTTTTACCCCTCAAGAGGTTTTCGATAGTGCCAACGATAGATGTCTGTTTGACTTGCAAGCTTTAATCGAAAGAGAGAAACAACTGAAAGAAGAACTTTTAAAGTTAGGCTTAGACCCAGATAAGGGGGAGTTAGGTAGAAGAGGATGGTTTGATAAGCACCCTAATGGTAGGGTAATGTTCCGAGACGACCCAGAAGGTTTGTGGTACGTTCTTCAGTTTTTAGAGCCCAACGAGTCCAACAGGTTTGAAATCAAGGGAGGAAAGCAAACGCCAACCAATGAAGAGCTAGGAGCAGCTGGGCTCGACCCTATTGCTTCAGGAGATGCTACTGTAGATAAAGGCTCTGATGCTTGCTGCATGATACGTTCACGCTACAGCTCAATGAACCCAGATAGAACAGGTATTCCTATGGCAATGTTTTTGGGAAGAATGAAAAGTCCTACCAAACTCAATGAACAGGTTTTTAATGGCCTTACCTACTATGGTATAAAAGTGTTGGCAGAGAGAGCTCCAATTTCTTGGTTAACCTATGCCGAGGACAATAAGCTCGAGAACTACTGTTATGGAACAAAAAGAAGTGATGGAACCGAAGTAAAAGGGATTTCTGCCTCAGGAGGTAAAGCGGTTCAAGATGAACATGCCGAAGCTCAGGTATTGGCCTCTCTTCATGACCACGATAAGATTGGTTTTATGAGATTGGTAAGGGACAGAAAAGCTTTCAGCATAACAGATAGAACAGACTATGATGCTGGAATGGCCGATGGTTATGCAAACATTGCTATGAAAATACCATTCAAAAAGCCTAAAAAAGAAGTAAGGGTTATTAAATACGTCAAAAGAGGAAGGGTTCTCACCTAGTGTAAAAACTATCAAATAAAATGATTAACTTTGTAAACTAATAAAAACAAATAACAGCTAATGAGTACAACATACAGTATTGCGGGTGTCTTTCCTAACGGATTGGCACCCAAGTCTGTTAAGGACACGCACAAGTATGGGGAACAAGTTGCAAGTGCAATATTAGCTTCGACTCAGGAATACCGAGAATATGTAAGAGCAAAAGCTTTCGAGTGTAGAAAGTTTGTAGATGCCCGACAATCAATCAAGGAATACTTGGACGAGCTGGATATTGATGGCCAAAAGATGTATGCAAATATATCCTACAAGCCCAGACCTATTATACAGAAATTCTTAAAAGTAGTAGTTGACGGTTATATTCTAAGAAGAGAGTATCCGAACGTTACAGCTACTTCTAAGCATATCAAGGATAGGAAGGATAAGCGAATAGCAGATGCCGAGTTTAGAATGAACTACGGAAACGATATTGGCCAACTATCCCAAGAGTCTGGATTGCAATTGGAAGACCCCAAAGACTTCACACCCAAGTCTGTAGAAGAGCTTGAAATCTACAAAACATTAAGCGATAAGGAGAGAGAAGAACTTTTGATGCAGGAGATGGTTTCTTTCGCCTTAAAAGACAACAACATCAAGGAAAAGAAAAGAACTTTCCTAACAGAAACATTTGTAACATCCCTTTGCGGTTATTATAATCACATCGACGAGAACGGAAGGTTAGATATAACTGCCATTCAGGCAGAAGATGCCATTATGTCAGACTCTCACAAGAGTGTTATGACAGATGTTCATTACGCAGGACATTTTTTGCGAATGAAAGTTTCTGAATTAAGAAGTATTTTTGCAATCTCAGGAGCTAAGGAAAAAGAACTTTTCTCAGCTGCAAAGAACTGTCTGGGCAAATACGGAAATCCGTTGATGACTATGCGCTGGCAAGAAGATTACAGGATGTCAGATGCCAGACCTTATGACAATGTGACAGTAGAGCTTTACCACGTATGGTGGAAAACCTCTCAGATTATAGGTTTGGCCGATGGTGTTGATGCCTCTGGTAAGAAAATTAGAAAAGCCAGCTACGATTATGATAGTGACGCTTGGAGACAGGAAAATGAAAGTCTACTACTAACCAGAAAGTTTCCACAGACCGCATACGAAGGCTATTTTTTAGCTGCAAACAACATGTGTCTTGAATGGGGAGAGCAAAAGAATGTTCTAAAGAAAGGCAAGGATAAACAAACACTGTTATGTCCTTACATCTATGCCATGCCGTATAATAACGGAAACATGAAAACTCCATCTTCTGTTCACATCATTTTAGATAGCGTTCGAAACATGGACGTTGCTATTCTGAAGATTAAGCAGATAATTGTAAACATGGCTCCTGATGATATGATGATTGATTTAGACTCCTTACTGAACATTGATTTGGGAGATGGAGAACTTAATCCTTTGGATATTATTACCATATACAAACAGACAGGTAATCTATTTTGGCGAAGCAGACAAGAAGATGGAGATAAAGAATTTGCACCACCAGTAAGGGCAGGACAGGCAGGTGTAGGTAGTAATTTACAGCACCTAATTACTTGGTACAATACAGAGCTCCAAAATATTAAGGAGTATTTAGGTATTAATGATTTTAGGGATGGTAGTGCTTCTCAGGCTAGAACAGGCTTTAGGTTTCAACAAGCCCAACTAGAGGCTTCAAACACAGCCACATTCTTTCTGTACGACTCTTACGTGAGTGCTACAGAGGAGTTGATTAAACAGGTTGCTATACGTATCTGGGATGCCCTGCTTTACGGAGATGCCAACGAAGGTTATCTACAGTACATAGGAAAAGAAAACGTCGATTGGCTCAAGAGCAGAAAAGAAATAACTGACTCAAGCTATGACATAGAGTTTTCTATGGGGATGACAGATGCAGACAAGGCTAATCTTGAAGCTAAGATACAAGGTGCCATCGAAAAAGGACAGTTGGAACTACCTGACGCTCTTATGCTCGAAGATATTGAAGACCCTAAAAAAGCGTACAAGCTCTTGACGTATGTCTACAATGTTAGGAGAAGAGAAAGAATGGAGGAAGCTCAGGCAAACCAAAAATCAGCAGCAGACTACTCTGCTCAGGCAGGTGTAGCAGTAGAAGAGGCCAAGCAACAGACAGCTAAGATTATGGCTGATTTGGAAATGGCCAAAGAACGTGAGAGAGGTAAGAACGCCCAGCTACAGTTATATCAAAAGACAGCTCTTGATTTATTAGTAGAAGCCTTTAAATCTGGAAAGGAAATCCCAGAAACATTGACACCTCTGATTGCATCGGCCTTAGAGCCTCTACAGATTAAAAATGAAATGGATGCCAATGCCGCAGAACAAGAAATGCAGCAGATGGAACAAGCTCAAAATCAGCAAGCTATGCTCCAAGAGTTACAGTCCGCAGTAGAGAGTGGGGAGATAACAGCAGAGGAAGCACAAGAGATGGCAAGTGAAAATGGACTGGTATAACACCCCTGTTAAAAACTTTAAAAAATTTTACATACCTTTGTAATCAACAAAAAGGAAATAATAATTATGAGTAAATTTCTTGAAAGTGTTTTGGATAAACAAACCACTCCTCAAGCTGTAACTCCCGAACCAGTACCAGCAGTTCCCGTAACGCCAGTAGCAGAGACTCCAAGTCCAGACCCGCTGATTATCGAAACTCCTGCTGTTGTTCCTGAGCCAGCACCAATAGTGCCCATTGTTGAAACACCAACAATCGTGCCAGAAAAGAAAAAAGTTCAGGTAGATGTTAAAGAGTACTTGACTGGAAATAAAGAAACAGTCTTAAAGCTTTTACAGGAAACGGATTATTCAGCAGTTAGACCAGAAGAGGCGATTAGGATTAAGCTCTTAAAAGAAAATCCAGAATGGGATGCAGAAGATGTAGCAGCAGAGTTGGAAACGAAATATGGTGTAGGCCTCAAGGTCAAAGAAATTGACACCACAACGATGACCGACGACGAAATTACAGAAGCTGAAGCACACAATAAGCATTTGGCCTCTTTAAAAAGAAGCTTGAAAAAAGATGGAAATGTAGCCAAGACAGAATTAACTGAAGAGCTTCAAAGCTTAGAGCTACCCCTTTTTGAACATGAGATTGATGTAGAAGCCCCTGTAGTTCTTGATAAGAGTGCAGCCATAGCAGATTATCTTAAAGAAGGTCAGGATGCGCTAAAGAAAACAGTAGAAGAAGTTTGGGTGCCAGCATTAAGTGATGCTTTCAAAGGAGTTGAGAAAGTAACTGAAAAAGTTGTTTTCAAAGACGATGAAGGTACGGAACAAACATTAGATGTAGATATCACCCTCACCCCAGAAGACAAGGAAAAGATTGTTAGTACACTTGCGTACTATACTGCAACAGAAGAAGACAACAAGTATATGGATGCAGAAGGCAACGTAGATTATGTTAAATTCTTAACAGACAAATCCCCAGCTGTTCTTCGGGAAAAGATTAATGCGGAAATTGCAAGACAATCAGCGGAGAAGGCCGTACAGGACTATATTAGGACTAAAGTTGTAAACTACAGTTCAGGCGTAAGAAACAATGCCACTCACGAACAAACAGAAGGAGACCCTGCTCGTGGTATCTGGAAATCTAGTAAAAACAGAGCATAATAAAAACAAATATTAGAAAACTAAATAAATAACAAATGCCACAAGTATTTCCAAATGGCTTTTCAACGCCAATGATTACATTACCAATCTTATCTAACTTGGGATTGATTAACAGCACTAATTACGATGGGTACGTCAAAGATTTTCCTGATTTGGTTAAGGACTCGTACATCATGGCCGCAGAGGCAGCAGGTAAGTTGAAGTATACCCCTCAAATGAAATTCAGACAATGGATTGATGCAAACAAACCAATGTCGGCTTTCAAGGTGACAGCAAACGTTTCAGGTTCGGCAGGTGCTACTGTAACTGTAACATTAACAGCAGCTTCTCATGAAGGTACAGGTAACACATTATCTCCTGTAGCAGTAGGCTTATTGTTCGAGAATGATGCGGATGGTAAAGAGTATGAAGTAGTTGCAGTTAACAAAAACGTAGCAGGTGCTCACACAGCAGATTTATCTCCAACATCACTAAGCGTTTCTGCTACAATTGTTGCAACAACCGCCTACTTTAAGTGGTTAGGCCGCCCATCAGTTCAAGAAGCATCATTTCAACAAGACGGTACTTACGAAACTTGGGAACCAAGAGAGCGTACGTTATCTATTATCCGTACCAACAAAAAATATTCTGATTTAGCTAAATTTGAAAAATTAGAATACAAAGGCGAGTCTTACTACGGTATCGACAAAACCAACTTGGACAAACAACACATTCAGGCTACTGAGATGCAATTGATGTTCGGTAGAAAACGTGATAACATGAAAGCTGTTGGTAACGCCAACACAGAGGCAGAGGGCATGATACCTCAAATCTTACGTTGGGGTACTGACTTAACTGGTCAAACAACCTTAACCGACACTTTCTTTGAAGATTTAGCACGTTCTAACGATGGTGACGGTTTCACTGACACCTATGACATCTTGGCAGAGACTGACTTCTCAATCGCTTGGCAGAATTACTTACGTAACGCAGGTTCAAACTTGACAGTTAACGTAGATATTGACAACGGAGAAATCAGAGGTATCTTTGACTTCTCAGATGCTGTGAAAATGTATGGTATCACATACAGCGTTAAGAAATATGCTTACTTTAACTCAGCCCGCACACACGGTAATACTGCTGGTGTAGGTTTCTGGTCTGGTGCTGCAATCTTCATACCAACTGGTACATTCTACCACTCAGAAGAAGGAGAGTCAATGCCATTCTACAGAGTACGTTATATGTCAGATGATGAAGGTGGAGTAATCAACCGTTTCACAACTGACGGTGGTTTAGTAGGTAAAAACACTACAATGAACGTAGAGTTGGCTTTAACCTCTTATAAAGGTTTAGAGATGTACCACTTACCATCATTTAAATTTGCTAAAATCGGCTAATAACTGATTTTTAATAGGGGAGAGCCTAAGAAACTTTCCCCTTTCTTATTTTAGAACACAAAAACAACACTATGCCACCAAAAGGAACTGAAAAACCCCACCCACTATCCAAAGAAGCAAGAGCTGTAAGAGCTCGTGAGAACTTTAAGATTGACCCTAAAAAATCGTACACGTTCAAAATGACGAACGGTTCTGAAGGTCTCTCAATTATTCCAAGAACTCAGAGGGTATGGTGCGAGACAGAAGGAAAAATTAGAGATATTAGATATTGTAAGACTGAGGACTCACCGTTCGTAGATGAACAGACCGAGGGTGCAAGAGAAGAAAGACTACCCCTTTCTTTTTTCAAGGGAGAACTTACAATAGAAGGTACAGATGCTTCGGCAATCAAATACCTTATGGCCTCTGACCAGATTGCAGGTAGAAAAAGAATTTTACCTCAAAACGAGTCAGTAAGAGGTCGTTATTACCTTATAGATACAGAAGCAGATATTGAAGCGGCTCTTGAAGATGAAGAGGCAACAAACGAAGCTAAAGAAATTATCAAAGCAGCTAAGGAAGAAGATTTGGAAGCTTTTATCAGAAGCCAATTCCATCCGAGCAGCGAAAAGATTGCAGATGCAAAATCTTTAAGATTGTATGCCTACTCGCAAGCAAAAGGCCACTCTGCCAAGTTTATCAAAGATTTTAACAACCCCCTTCACCAATTGAAGGCTAAAGTTCAAAAAATGTTTGAAGCAGGACTTTTAGATGATACGAGTGGTGTTGTATCCTACAAAGATACAAAAGGACAAATCCTAGTATATTCTGAGGGTAGAGCTGATGAGGCTTTAGCAAAATGGATTTTAGAGGGAAGTAAAGAAGCTTTGACCTTTAAAGAAGTTTTAGAAGAAAAGACCAAATAAAATTGGGAGTTAAACTGAGCCACCTTTCTGTCACGGAATAGGTGGTTTTTTAGTTTTATACCCTTATCAAATAGTATGCCAGAAATTTAGTACTTTTGTAATGTTAATTTAAAAACCCAAAGATGATAAATATTTATGAAAATTACAAATACGTAAATGACCTCATCTCTAAAAACAATGGAAGCTACATGTCTCCCGAGGAGTATTCTCGCTATGCGGAAATAGCTTCAGATGGAGAGTTCTCAACCTTAGCGGGAGAAAAGAACCAGAATACTGCTGCTTATGGAAGAAGCCGAACCTTGGATAAACGTCTGAGAGTTTTTAGAAAAAGAGAGCCACTTAGTTTTGTAAACAGTATAGCACAAATTCCAACAGACTGTAGAATGGTAAGAGCCATTTCGACGGTAGATGGTAAGGTGGTGCGACCTCTTGATGAAGATAGAGAAGCACCTGTACTTAAAGACCCACTAGCTAAACCAGATATCAACGATATTTACTATGTTGAGGATGAAATAGAGTATAGACTGTTGGGAACCATTAGGAATTTGGACTGTTTTATAGAGTACCTTAAACAGCCAGCCAAGCCAGTGTTTGGTTATACAACCATAAACAACGGAAGAACCATAGTATATGACCCAACCACCTCTACGGATTTTGAATGGGAAGAAAGAATGGAAGAAGCAATCACGAGCAGAATACTAGCTCAGATAGGCCTATCTATGAACAACGGCACTGTGATACAGGTAGCCAATAACTCTATGGCAAAAGAATAAGACGATGACAACAGAAGAAATTATATACGCTCTTTGGAGAAAACTTGAGGGAGGCTTTATCCCAGATGACTCAAAATACACTTATAGGGAACTAAGACTCTATGCAAGAGGTGCCATAGCCGAAACTTTAAGGCAGGATTACTTTAACCAGCTCAATGCTGACGAATATAGATATGCAGGTGATAGTATTGCTGTAAAGTATAAACTTACGGTAAGCACAGACGTAGACTCTGGGTTGAAGATGATTACACTGCCCCAAACACAGGTTAATGTACCAGCTGGGTTGAGGAACGTAAACATAACAAGTTTAAATCCAGTAAGTCTCCTCTCAACTACCTTCATTCCAGTGAGAGTCGAAGAAGTGTTTGTGGGTGAACTTCAAGACCCAATTCCCTGCGTAGTCCTGTATTATCAAGAGGGAGACCAGATAACCTTCTATAACGGAGATTTTGACGATGCACAGGTAAGGGTATCTCAAAAATATTCTCTTCCAAGTTCAGATACAGCAGATATTGGTGTTAGTGAAGAGACATTACCAAGTATTTTAACAATTGCTCAAAGACTCTTACAGACAGGGATGCTTCCCAGTGATAAGGTCAATGACGGAGCACCAACTAATTCATAATAAGAAATGGCTAGTATAAAATTAAAAAAAATCATAGGCTACTTCTTGGACGAGATAAATGGAGGAAAAGTAGAGTATGCAAGAGCTTACAGAATAGCTGTTCTGGGAAATAAGAACCTAAAGTGGGATATTACTGGAAAAATAGCTCAGGTTTGTATTCCCGTAGAGGACGATAGGACAGCACAGATACCAGATTGGCTTGGAAAGATTACAAAAGTAGGAAAGATGAACCATGTTACTGGAAAGATTGTAGGTTTAACCCAGAACAACAGCTTAGCTTTCGACACACATTGTGATACGGAAGATGATGAGGACAATTTTCCAAGAGAGAACGTTCTTGACAATGGAGAATACTACATGAACTCTTTCCCACCACATTCGCTCGGAAAGGGAGGCTACAGGAATATTGGAGAATATAGGATAAGTGAAGAGCAGGGGCTCATAGTTCTCTCTCCCGATTGCGATTTTTCAGAGATAGTTGTAGAGGGTATCGATACTCGTGATAATGAAGGAGACGTATGCGTAAATGAGCTACTTTCTGAAGCTATCCTTGCATTTGTACGGTGGAGATGGCATCTCTCGAAAAAAGGGGTACCCTTTCAAGATAAAAAAGAATATAGAAATCTCTGGAAAGTTGAAAAGTCAAACGCCAAGTTCAGGATTAAAAAACCAAAACTACAGGACATGAACAGGATTGCAAGACAGAGCGATAAATTTTTAAAATCATAGATATGGAAGAAACCAAAATATTGAACGGTAGCATGAACTTAGACGATAGCCCCGAGAGTTTGGGTGCTAACGAATATTTCAAGGCATATAACTACCGCTCTTCGGGTACGAATGCCCAAGAGGCTAATAGAGGCTCCAATCTTGAAAGCACGAGGACTATAACACCAAACGGACAGCGGCCTTCTGGTTTCAGTACAAGCGTTGGAGTTGGAAAGTTCAATAACGTTAAAAAAGCCTATACCGTTTATTACAACACCGATGGAAAGCACCAGATAACAGAGTTTGACTATGATACGCTAGTGGAGACTGTTATATTTGAAGACCTTACAGACACTGCTGGGGATAGTGTGTTTAACATCACTGCCAAAACCTTCTTCAATGATATAAAGCTTTTACATAAAAAGTATCTCCTGATGACCGATGGTGAAAGTGGGATGATTTACTCAATAAATATTGAGAGGTTAAAAGCTGGGGGATATGGTGTAATAACTAAAGAAGCCTTCAATCTTTTGAAAGGACAACCTTTAAAACCAATCAAGGCCGTGTATACCAACGACAGTTTTAAGAAAGCCAATCTACTAAAAGGAAAACTTTTCCAGTTCAGACCCCGCTATGGCTATGCAGATTATGCTAAATCCTTGTGGGGGACTATTTCACAACGTCCCGTTCCAGAACTAGAGATGACCGATACCGTAGGAGATAATCCCAGCAAGAATAACGGAATTGTACTGAAGGTAAACATGGGGAATGCTCTTGTAGAAGAGGTGGATGTTGCTGTTAGGGAGGGGCTTTTAAATTGGAGATTGATAAAAACAATAACCCGAGCATATGTGCTAACTCTTGCAGACCAAGAAATAGATATTGATAATGAAATAGTAGAAGCCTATAACCCAACCACAAACGAATATACATTTATCTTCTACAACGAAGGTTCTGGTGAAGCTATAGATGTTCTGGAAACAGATGAACCTTACGATGCCGTACCAAAAAATGCGGGAACACTTGAAATCGTGAATGGGGATATCATTGCGCTAGGAGATATTGAAGAGGGGTATGAAAGACCAATAGTAGACTTGAAAGTGTCTGTGTCCACCTATTTGCCAGATGTGGCTACAAGCGTTTCTGTACCAAGAACTTTTACTTCGGAAAGTAATCAAATTAGGGTAGGGGGTTCTCACAGTAGGGCTGTAGGTATTTCTTTCATAGGCACCCCAAAGGCAGGGGACAGAATAATAATCAGTTTGGGAAATATAGATAATACTGCCATAACAGCCCAAGTAGATTATACATTGGTAGCTTCAGATGACGAAGACATGAATAATTTTATCGAGCACCTTTTCAATATCGTGCCGAGCAGATATCCTAGTTTTGGTGTGTCCATACCAAAATCCAGAAGAGTCGATGATGCCACGCACGGTTCTATCCTATTCATAACCGAAAGTAGGATTGAATTGAAAAACGTTCAAATACTTCTCAACCAATTGGGCACTGTAGAGGGGAAAACACTTAACACGGTAAAATCAAATACAAGTTATCAGTTGGGAGTGGAATATTTTGACAAATATGGCACCTATATGCCAATTGTTTCGGGAAGCAAACAATCAATAACAACACCATCGTATGCAGTATCACAAGGACTTATACCACAAATAGGTTGGAACTTATCTGGAACACCACCAGCAGATGCTGCAAGCTATCAGATAATTATATCAGAAAACAGCAAGTACCTGAAAAATCTGTATATTACAGGAGCATACGATGCTGAAGAGAGCAAAGATGATTTTATAGCAATCAATATGGCATCTCTGGCCAAGTATGCCACTGCAAAAGAGGGAGCTGTAGTTCAATGGGACTTCGCAACGGGAGACAGGGTTTCACTCATACACACCTTTGTAGGGAATACTACACCAGTAAAGTGGTTCAATAGTCCACCATTGGATTTTGCTATTCAGGATATCGAAATAAAGACCGTAACAGCAGGAAGCGTTACTACCACAAAATACCTTCTAAAAATAAAAAAATCAGTTCTATTGCCCACAACAGACATTACGGGCAAAGAGATACTAATGGAGCTGTACACTCTTAAACAGTCAGACACAGATTTAGAGAGTAAGATTTTCTTTGAAATAGGAGAGCAATTTGATGTAATCAACGGACAGCACAGTGTAACCAGTGGAACAGTTAAAAAAGCAGACAGTTATGTGAGGCCAAGAAAGTTTGTATCAAACCTAAATCCAAATACAATATATGCCCTAACTGTTGAAGACTTTAATTTTAGTGACGGATGGCAAAGCAGGTTTTGGAGTGCTGGTAGGGGGAGAACCTATAAGGACGAGGTGGGATATGTAAGACGTTCTGCTTCCATAAGATACTCGGACACATTTGCTTTGGGAACTCAGGTTAACAATAGTAACAGGTTTTATTCAAGCAGCATCTATGGTGAAAGCCCTGACGAAACCTCATCTGTTCATGGAGCTATAACTAAGCTGGTAATGAGAAATACATACCTAATTGCACTGCAAGAGCTACAGATAGGGCATATCCCCGTTTTCAGGGCAACCATTGAAACAGCAGATAGTCAGCAAAGTATAACCATCAGCAATAAGCTGTTCAATAAGGTTACGTACGTATCCAGTTTTGGTACTGGGGGGGCTAAAAAGGCCATAACAATTTCCGATAAAAATGTGGTATATTTTGTGGATATCAATAAAGGATATCCCTGTAGGGATGGCTATGATGGGGTAAAGGATATACCTAACAAACTTGTAAAACATTTTAGTGAAAAGATAAAAGGATTAAACGCAGACAGCCTCATCAGCTACTACGACGATTTCTATCAAGAGTGGAACTTAACATTTCCAGACCTAAGTTCTGGCCTGAAGACTTTTACTTTCGATACTTCAACATACGAGTACAAAGATGCCTTTACCAACACTATAGACACAGTAACCATTGTGCAGCCTGAACACGGAACAGTTACAGTAGTAGAAGGTGATTTACAGTACCTTCCAGATACCGACTACGTAGGAGAGGATAGCTTTAGCATTGTATTTACCGCTGGCGGTCAGACCATAACAAAAATAAAATGTGGGGAGGTAATAGCAGGTAATGACGTTGTAGATGATTATTCGTTTAATGACGCTTTAGGGCAAAATCTTAATGAGGAGGTTATCAGTAATCAGGTGATTGCTGGTGGAATTACAATTCCTATAGTGGCAACCATCGACTCAGAACCCGTAGGTGGGGAGGCAGGAACAGTATTACCTTCAAACATAGGAATGAGGAGAAACGGAGGAACTTGGACAACAGCTCCACTAACGGTACAACCTAACGATATAGTAGAAGTTAAGCAGACCACACCAAACAGTTATGGAACTTCAGCTGCAATACGACTCTATATGGGGAGTAAAAGTGCAAAATTTACAGTCAAGACAAAATATGGAAATGCTGGGTTTACTAGTTCGTTTCAACGTCAGTGTGATGACGGTGCAACAGGTAGTATGGTAGAGTTTGAAGCTAGCCCCAACACCTATTTTGGAGAGACACAAGAACTGGCAGATTTAGCAGCACAAGAAGCAGGACAGGCATTTGCAAACGACCCAGACAACGGAGGAACATGTACGACAACAGAAGTTTAAAAAGATGAAATTCACAACAATACAGAACAGACCTGTAGTTATTAGCTACAACGAGTTGTTAAACGATAGAGGATGGGTTTTGGCAGGTAATACTGCCACCCACCTATCTTGTAACTCAAATACAAAATTAAAACTGATAGGCCAACCATTAGAAGTTGGAGAAGAATATAGTATTGTTTTTACAATAGTCTCTATCTCAGGAACCTTAGGAGTGGGGTTTGATACAGCCACAACAATTTATACCACAACAGGACTTAAAACCTTAGTAATGACTCCGACAAGTGTTACCCAAAAAATAACACTATGGGGTACAGGAGATATTGTTATATCCAAAATCAGTGTCAAGAAAGCAGCGGAGGTTGCCACATCTAAGGATGAACATACGATTGCTTGGGGGGAAGATAGAAATGGGTGGATAACGTTCAAGGCATACAGACCAGAAATGGGATTTAGCATGTTCAATGATTTGTTCACTTACAAGAACGGCATCCTACAAATGCACGACCAGCAGTCTGCCAGCTATAACGTATTTTATGGTGACAGCTTCGACACATTTATCGAATTTCCAATGTCATCCCCAAAAATAAAGACATACAAAAGTATAGCTATACACAGCAACAGGATTGTAGGAACTTCTGAAGATGGGGTCAAGACCTCGTTAGGTCACGTTTCAGATTTGATGGAGATAGACTTCACAGAAAAAGAAGGAGTCTTCTACGCAAACTTTCTCAGGAACAAGTTGGAAAATATCTTGACAGGTTCTCGCCTAAAGGGGCGATATATCGTTATTGAACTTCAAGCCAAAGGACAGGAAAAATTGCAGATATTCAAGATTGTGGCAAAGAGCGACATTTCAACGGTGAATGAATAACAGCCACCCCTGACGAATAATATGAAAAAAATAACCTATTTTTGTAAAACAATTAATTTAAAAATAATATGGCATTTCCACTATCAGCAGGTATTGGTCTTGGTGCGGCAGCTGTTGGGGGGATTTTCGGAGCCTTCCAAACTGCTAAGGCCAACAGACTGGAACGAGGTAATACATTGCCCCTTGCAGACGTAAACGCAAATATAGCAAACAATGTTGCACTCGCCCAGCAGATGTCCAACGTAGGTCTTGCTCAAGAGCAATATGACGCAGCAGTACAAGGGCAAAATCAAAATCTAACAGCAGCACTAAAAGCTTCTGGGAGAACAGGAAGAAACACCAATGTTGGTGGTATTTTGAGACAGGCAAACGAAGCCACCTTAAAGCTTAATGCAGCTGATGCAGCCGCTAGACAACAGAACCAAAGACTTTTAATACAGCAGAGACAAGTATTAGCAGGAGAAGAGCAAAGGGTATGGAACTGGAACAAAGCGCAACCGTATCTTAAAATGAGTCAGAGAATTGCTGCTCTAAGAAATGCTGGAAACCAGAACATGTTCGGAGCTTTAGGAGCTGGTGCTGCAATAGGTATGAACATCGACGCACAAAATCAATCATAACATGGCAACAGACAATTATCAAGGCGGCAGCGAAATAAATCTGTCTGGATTTTTTCAGGGGCTTGTAGGCAATCTCTACAAAAATCAAGCTACTATCGCAAAAAGAAAGGCTGACGAGGCTAAGGCAACGAGTGATGTGAATAAAGAAATTTCTGCACTTGTTGGCAAAGTAAGCCCTAATGGCGTTCAACAGAAAGACGTAGAAGAGTTTTCTAAAATGTATGATGAGATTAAAGAATTGAATTTCAAGGCTTCAAAAGCGGCATCGACTACAGAAGCTAGAAAACTTCAGGCAGAAATTCAGGGAAAGATACAACAAACAAATCTTTTTGTAAATCAATCCAAACAGGCAGGGCAGCAGATTGTAAAATTTGCAGACGAAGTACAGCGAAATTCTTGGGGCTATAATGATACAGTAAAAGCCCACTTGAAAAAACTACAGGACACACCAACTTCAAAGCTTTTGACTACAGATTATGACTATTCCAATTTCAAGCCAAGTCCAGATGCAGTGAAGATGGATACCATCAACGATAGCATTTTTAAAGAGGCTGTTTTAGGTGCAAGAAATAATCCAGCTCTAAGAAGAATGACTCAGTCAGGAATTACAGATGCTACAGGACAAAGAGGTACATTATTCCGAGAAGTTGCTGCTGGTCAGACAGGGGCGGTAATCGAAAGAATGAAACAGGAATACTCTGTAAATCCTCAATACCGTGCATACTACGATGATAAAGCTAAACAGTCTGGCATTCCACCAGAAGCAGTTATCGCTAAAGATGTGGTAGATGCAAATAAAGCTGGAAGATTGAACTGGATGGGAGATGGGTCTATCAAATATCCAAGCAAGGGAAAATCTGGAAGCGGTGATGATGATGGTACGGGAAGCGAATACCTACAGGGAGAGACAGTACAGAATTTTGGAAGTGGTAACACTACAACAACTGCTAAAAACTTTGTCTCTATTGCCACAACACCTACACTAACAGCAGGAGGTACTTTTACAATGCAAAACAGTCAAGGTCAAAAAGTTAAATTGAACTCGACAGCTGATGAATTTAAACTTGTAGGTGTAGGCCTTTATCCTGTTGTAAAAAAAGATATCAACTCTAAAGTTAAAAAAGGGGATATAGCTACATCAGATTTTGCAGCTAAAAACCCTAATGCCGTAGAGTATGTAGAGAAGGCAGTTGTTAGAGGTAATGCTGATAAGTATGAAAAGATGTTTGGTATAGCAGGTTCTGTGTACTTTGCAGACCCTAAAGAGGTGCTTTCAAAAGCCAAGCTTACTAAAAAACAAGCAGCAGCATACAAGGAATTGCAAGCTTTAAAACCAACAGCTAAGCCTTCAACAGTGAAAGCTAGTACACCTGCTCAAACCCCTAAGCCAGTGGTTAAAAGCCAAGCAAAAACTGCTCCTAAAAAAGAAACCCTTAAATGGTAACAATAATGGATGAAAAAGAATTAGAAAAATTGTATGGTGTTGTATCAGAGAAATTTGATATCGGCACCTTTGATGCTTTCAAAGAAAAGATGACAACTTCAGAAGATAGAAAAAAGTTCTATGATGTGGTTGATAAAAAAGGATTTAGTCTTGGAGACTACGATGCTTATGAAAAACGCTTGGGAAAGTCAAACGAAGTTTCTTTACAAGGCTCAGAGACTACTTCGGAAACATCTACCGAGCCATTACCAGCTTCCCAGACTTTTGATGAGTTTGGGATGCCTGTTGAATACCTTACGGACGAGAGTTTAATACTTCCACCACCTGCTGATACAAAAAACCCAGATGCGGATATTTTGGAAGTTCCAGTTGTCCCGAATGATTTACAGATAGCAGGTACAGAAGGGCAGATAAGACAAGAAAAAGTACCTTACGGTGAGTGGCTTTCACAGTTTAATCAACCTACATTTCTTAGCAAGGGCTGGTTTGATTTGGAAGGAATTTACAAACAGGAAGAAGAGGTTGGAAATTATAAGCTGACAGCTAAACAAAAATTAGCTTTTACCACCCCAAGCAATCCACTCTTCTCCACTAAAAGTGCATACTACGGGGGGTCGGGAAAAGACGAAAAAGTAGCCAAGTGGATAAGTACTCAGGACGAGGCAGGACATGCCCTTAAACTCGGTACCTATAACAAGGAAACTAACGGCATGAAAGCCATCATCGATACGTTTCAGGAACTGTATTCAAAATACACCCTACTGGACACAGATGGTTCCGTTATCTACGCAAATGGAGAGATATCTCCCAAATATGAAAAATATGCTTTGTACGGAGAAAGTGGAGAGATAGATGCTCCAACCAGTTTAAAAAACACCCTAAGTAATATTGGTAATAGGCTGAGCGGTTTTGATGACCGATTAGCTATAATGTCTGCTGATACTTGGGAGGCCATCCTTGGAAAAGAGCTTACTGGAAACATCAACGAATTTTTTGATGCCCAGAGTTTTTCTGATAAAAGAACTGAAGCGTATGCAGAGCTGGACAAATTACAGACAGAGGTTAAAACCACAAGAGATTTGGGAGAAGCCTTGAGGAGTAAAGATGCAATCGGTTCCGCTGTTGCCATTTTAGATTTAATGGGAAGCGTAGTACCTTCAGCACCCTTAGCGGTAGCTGGTGGAGTGCCTCTAGTCTTAGATTTTGCTGGTGATTATGTCTATCAGTACAACAAAGAAAAAGCAAGGCAAATGGGGGTATCTGTCGAAAAACTTTACAAAGACGGTAATAATGATTATGTGGCACCAGCCATGCTCGGAACTGTTGCAGGTCTTTTGGAGAAATTTCAAATCAAGAATGCAAAACAGATATTGCTTTCAAGTTTCGATACGAAAGGTTCTAAGGTTATGGTTAAGCTTTTAGGGTCTGTCAATAAAGAGGGACTTCAAGAATGGTTTCAATATGGAACAGAGCAGGGGAACTTAAAGGCAGCTGACCCAAAGGCAACATCAGGAGAAGTAGGAGGGGCTATCACTGAGGCTCTGTTTTCAGAACAGGGGATAAAAGCTTACTTGTATGCAGCAGTAGCTTCAATGGGTATTGGCGGTGTTGGAAAGTTAGCAAAAACATTTGGAACAACATCAAGGAGTTTGGTCAATAACTATAAAACTTTCTATGCACTGATGACCGATGCGGGTAAGTTTACCAAAGGAAGTCCTGAAAGATTGGCATTAGAAGTCCAAATGGATGAAGTTGCTGGAAAAATGACAAATGATTTAGCAAAAGCAGCCAGAGAAGAAAGCAAACTTGAAGCCCTTCCGTTAGAGGATAAGGTTAAGGTGAATAAGATGCAACAGGAGCTTGCTGACGTAACAGTGGCTATTGAAAATCCAGAGACATCCAACGAAACAAAAGGAGTTCTTGCCCAAAAAGAGGCTGAGCTGGAAATAGAAATGGAAGACTTAATTGACTCCGCACCAGAACAAACTGTTAAAGAGGATGTTTCACCAGAGGCAACAATACCAGCCAATATAGTAGAAGCTTTTAAAGGTGGCGAAGAAGGTATTCGTGCTAGAAAAGAACAGGTTTATAAAGAATTGGTAACAGGACTAAGAAAAACAGCAAACATGTTTGTTAATCCTCAATTTGCAAAACAATTATTGGAGTATGCAATACTATCTATTGCTGATGGGTCAGCTGCCTTTAAGTTCCCCTGCTCTGTTCCATATTGAAACCATTCTTGAAGTCCCTCTTTATTGACAGACCCTAAAAGCTTAACC